GGAACTAGTGCGTAAAGACGATGGCCTTCAGCAAGTTCAAGAGCGGTTTCATAACCAATAAGGTCGTCGCTCGGTACTGCGATTACATTGATCTGAGTCGTAGTATTTGCCATGCAAATTACTGAAGCCAGGCCAAGCGGGTTTTGATCTGAAGTATCACCAAGGATACCTTCGATGTCACCAGTTGTTGACAGAACTTGGATAGCACCTGAAAGATCTGTGCGAAGAGCACGATACGCAAAGTGAACTTCACCGCTAACAACACGACCGAAGATTACGAACGGATTAGGTTCGATTGAGATTTGGCCTGTCGTAGGAGCATTTGAAGCATCGTAGTTAGCTGTGCTTGTGCTAGGATTTACAGCAGGAAGAAGCTGATTGTTATAAATCTTGCGAGTCTTAACAGTGAACAGAGCCTTCTTGATTACTACTGCGCCTGCAGCTACTGCTGTACCTACGGCTGGGCTGATAGTAAGAACGTTTGTTGCAACGTTGCTTACTGATGCGACTAGATCTGCACCGTTAGCGCCTGCGCCACGGATAAGAACTGTGTCACCAACAACAATACCTGTTGCGAGTGCAACGGTAACTGAAGTAGCACCTACAGTAAGAGTACCAGGAACAGTAGTTTGAACGCTCATATCGCTAGGAAGAACGTCTGTGGTGTTCAGGGTGATCAGAGATGCAGTTGGGTTTACAACGCCAGTTACGGTTGTGCTGAATACATTAGCTACTGAGCTAGTATTCGTGTAGGCGATATCAATTGCGTCACCCGGTTCAACTAGAAGAGTTGAAGTCGTTTGGTTAACGTTTGAAACAGTAGCCTTTGTGATTACGCCACCAGTTACAGCTGTACCAGCTTGAGCTGAAATTGTGAACGTTGTTCCTGAGATATTGCTAATCGTAGCAGTTAGAGAAGCACCTGCTGCGCCTGCGCCAGCGATAGTGATAACGTCACCGATAACGAAACGAGTAGCGTTGGTAACTGCAGTTACGCTTGCTGAACCAACTGAAGTTGTACCTGTGCCGCTAGGCGTAGAGATATCAAGTTGGTTTGAGCCTGAATAGCCCAGGAAGCCGCTTACTAGGGTTTCTACCTTGGCGTTGTTCAGATACACCTGAACTGAACTTGGCTCAACGACTTGGCCAGGTTGTGTTGAAGGAAGACCAAAGGTGTTCACTACACCTGAGTTGCTGATGATAGCGGTCTTCGTTACTGATACGTTGCTTACAGTTGTGCCTGCAGCCGTATCTGTAGTGGCTGTTAGGCCTGATACTGAAAGTACCGTTGCGCTAAGCGTACTACCTGTTGTAGAAGCTCCGGGGATAAGTAGAACGTCACCAATAGCGAAAGGAACAGGCGTAGTGAAAGTAACTACGGCTGAACCGAGGGTCATGCTACCGATTGCGCTTACTGCCGGAACTGCTGCGGTTTGGATAAGTGATGCGGTTGAACCTGCAACGTAGCTTACTACGTTGTATGCAGGACCAATCAGGCATACTTCCAGATCAGGAGTAACGTTAGCAACGCCGCCAGAGCTTTGGAGTTGTTGGTAAACGAGTACTGATGGGACGACATATGACATATTTATTTCCTAAAAGGATTTTTGATACTCGCAGTCACTTAACTACGAGCCGAATTCTTGACACATTATGCTGATATTTTAGCAGAATTATTCAGGCTGAAGATTGAGAATGAAGTTCTTGATCTTGATACTGTCGTTCTTAACTGACCAGCGCTCTTCACGCATCCAAGGAATCGTTATGGTAACTCTGAATTTCTCTTTGCCTTCGCTTGAGGCATCAAGTTCACAGCTACTTACAGTCATTGGAGAAGCGAAGTCTTTGAAGCCTTGGGTACTGCACAGATACGGCCTTGTCCACAAAATAAAGTGTTGAGCCATATCAGTTACAATCTCACAACTACCAAGCTGAGTAGTTTCAATCACTACCTGTGCTTGACCGGTATACAGAATGAAGTTCTCAATGTCCCTCAGGCCCATTGTTTGATTCATGGTCTTTGCTGCTGACATATTATCCGTAAGAGAGAGTTTACTTACAGAGTATGAACCGCGATCAACCAGAATTCTGGGACGTTCATTGAATGGAATCTTATGAAGATTATTCATATAGTCCAATTCAATCGTCCTCTTCTTTTCATCTGGGTCCCAAAAGAAAGTGGATCCAGCAGTGTACTGAGAGAAGTAATAACGCAGAGGTTGAAGAATCAGCTCATTTAAATCAACGGGGCTAAAAATCATGGTAAGTACGAATCCAAGTATTGTGACGGAAAGTCCGGTAGGTCTCTCGTCACGAGTTGGAACTCTACGGCTCCCTTGCTAAGCTGAGTAAGAGTCAACATCTGACGGACTACATTGCCCTGAAGCTCCGTAGTAGCAATACGAGTAACCTCATATGCATTCCAATCTCCAGTACGGATTATAACATCTCCAAGACGGATATCAGGCATAGAAATTGTCCATGCTCCGATTACGTTTTCTTCGTCTTGTCCGATGTAGTTTTTGGTAAGGTTGTTTGGGGTTGGATCATACTGCAAGAAGATTTTTGCAGGAGTGAAGTATCCGCCTTCAAAACTAGTACCGATACAATTAGGGCAATTATCGCGGGTCGTATGCTCGTGAACAGGATCCCAACAAGTCGTACAACGTTTACCATAGTTTTTGCGCCTAAAGAGATATGAACTAATACCAGCGAATCTAGATAGCAGCCAATACTCACGTCGTTGAATCTCAATTGCCCGAAGTGTTACCCAATCTCTTTGGAACGTTTTCCAGGTTGTAGGGTTGGATCTAAGGGCGACACCACCCTTGTCGAGAAGAAGTACTTCAACGACGTAGTATCCATGATTAAATTTGGACTCTTCTCTAAGAGTAGTGTCGATGAAGTGGTTTCCGACGATTGGAGTTGCGTTGATTTTGACAAAATCTGAATCCTCTATTTGAGAGAAGTATACATCAAATACACAGTTACCCCACGAAGCCGGTATAGACCATTCTACGGTCGCCTGCTTATACCACTGTGGGTAGACCTTAACCTGGATAGCCGAAGCTCTCCTAGCGGTTGTAAGAGGCAACTGGCGGGTCTGAATAAGTAGACCTGGAGTGACTGAGAAGTTAAAGGACATAGTACCTGTATTTTAAAAGCAAAAGCCTCCCGAAGGAGGCCTTGTTTGAAGCTGTGATTTGATTACCAAACCGGCATAATCGCCAAATCGGAAGAGACGTGTCCCCAACCACTTTCCATATTCAACTGAATCTTCAACTTGGTAGCAGACTCAGTAAACTGTTGCTGGAAACCTGCCGCTAGAGTTTGGTATAACTGAGCACGTTCTTCGATTGGAATCTGAAGACCACCATCGCTATATTCCATTGTGTTACGAGCTAGAAGCAACGCTTTGCCCAAGTATGCATGCCATAAAGTTCCCCATAGAAGAACAGATTTTGACGGGAAGTTCTGCACACCGGCATTACCAATCGGAGGAATCGTATTGAACGAATCCACTGCAAGTGTCATTGAAAGAGAAATAAATGTGTCAGTCATCTCCTCACCTTCAATGAGGTAGTTGTTGACAGCATAGTCTGACGTATACTCTCTTACTTCTTGCGGGGTGAGGATTTGATTAACTGACATTTAATTACTCTGCAGTCTTACGACCACGCTTAGCCTTCTCTACTTCTGCTACGCCATTTGCTTGTTCAGCTGTTTGACCGATCTGTGAAGCTGCTGCTTCTGAAACCTTCTCTACTGATTCAACGTTCTTGCCGATTGATTCTGAAGTCGCTGTGCTCTTCTTTTCCGGAGCCTTTGACGCATTCAGTTCATCTGCCGTCATGCCTTGGTAGCCTTCGTGTTCTACTACTAGCTGAGGAGCCTGGACCAATTCGCTTACGTCTGGTTCTTCTGAGTGAACTTCTGCCCAACCATTATTTACCGCAGCCAGAATATCTGGGTGTTCTAGATCTGATTCAAGAATCTTTGCAAACGAACCTTGTTTAATAGTGATGTAACCTGCTTTCATCACAAGACCCGTTTGAAGCTTGTTGACCAGATAAAAATTCTTAAATACTACTTTAGACATTTGCTATTCCTTTCTTAAAGATTCAAGTATTGTAATTCTGCCCGTACAGTTTGTCAATTTTTTCCATGATCTTGCGATCTTGGTGCTGGAAGTATTTGTGAACTCCAAACATACCTGTACCTATGGCTGCTGCTCCACCAACTCCAACCTTTACTCGTGACTGGAATGTGCGACCAGCTTCTACATGTGCCATGCGTTTAGCACGAAGAGCTGTAAGTCCCGTATCCTCAGCCTCACGCATAACACGAGCTTTTGTTGCCCATTCCTTTGCGCTCTTGCCTGATACCGTATCAAGCATTTTGAGGGTCTTAGATAGGTATTTGTTAAAACTACCTGCCATGTTGGTTTCCTTTAATTTACAAAGAGTATTTTAACAGAGATCAAGAAGTAATACATCAGGGTTCAGATTGGTATAAGAAGTGTAAGAATAACAGAGGTTAAATCGTGCTTACAGAAGAAGAAATTATGACAGAAGCAGTTGCGGAGTTCTTGCGTATTTCAAAGATATACCTACTGGGGACTTCTTATGAAAATAAGTGAAATGACCGAGATTGTTAAGCGTACTCCACTCCCCATTCGTATGGCAATAGATCGGTGGGGTGAGAAAGATTCGGTAATCAAGAAACACGTAGTAGGCATTGACTACGCCTTGTCTAGCGGTATGAGTGATAAGGCTATACGTATCTTGATCGAGGATTTTCTGGATTACCTAGAGGCTAGATACTTCGTAAACCGTGAAAAGACTCGTGCAAAGATAGTGTTCTTCCTGGCAGACCAACGAAAGAAGGAGAAGTGAAATGGAAGCTGAGGCGAAGAAAAGACGTATCAATCCGTTCCCGGTCCTGGCTCTGCTAGCGATCATTGCACTACTGGCTCCAAGAAGCAAGAAGTAAACCGGAGACTCGACATGGAGCAGAAAGACAAAGACGATATCCGAGGTATAGTTGCTTCTCAAAACGAAGAGCTATATTCTCGGTTGGTAACTGTATCAATCATATCGGTATTTGTGGCGGTAGTGTCCATCGCAATGATGAGACGTTAAAGTCTATGCCCGGTCAGTAAGACGGGCTAACTCCAAAGGGGATTTCATGCTACCAGCGGTATATACACTGTACGTAGTTTCAGTTCTTATAACTGCGTCTGTGTTAATAAAAATAGCTCCGTGGAAAAGAATGACACTAGCAAAATTAATTCCCAGGGCCGCAGGACTTGCGATCATTTCCTTAATTCCAATCTTCAATATCTTTCTAATAACTCTTATTCCATTTTTCAAAGAAGTGGATGCTGCAGTAAAACGGGCCAATCTGGCAAATGAAGACCAAGAAATAGAGTTCACCCAGGCGTACATAAAAACTAGAGTAATTAGGCATCTTTCCAAAATATTCAAGTTTGACAGATCTTAAGGGCCAGACTAATCCCGTCTTACTGACGGGTTTCTTTTAAATTCTCAAAGTCCAATCTGGTATAAGAATAATAGAAACATCTATAACTATTCTATTTTTCAAGGACACTACCATGAATAAGCAACTCGAAGTTCAAGTTCGTGAAAGAAACAAAGGTTTCGAAGTTGTAGTGGTTACGCCGAAACATGTTTTGAATCTTCTAGAAGAGCGTATTCCCGAAGGTTATACGGAAATCGTCTGGAATACGATCCGTCAACGTAGCTTCCAGCATTTGCAAAGCTGGCTTGCAGAAGAAGAACAAGGATTCGGTGTTTTTGTTTACGAGGGGCGGTATTATGAATTTGACCGTCAAAATCGTATGTTTGTGAAGAACTGGCCTGAACCGACCCGCCGTGCTTTCGACTGGTTTCGCCGCTGTGTTCAGCCTGTACTTTCTAACTAAAAGAGGAGTACGACCAATGAAGACGATCAATGGCATTACCTACGCTCAGCTTCACAATCTCTCGACTGAAGAGCTGAATGATTTTCAAGCCGTGTTCGCCGCTAATCAGGTTCGTTTGGCCATGATCGGCGCAGGTTTTCCGAAAGAGGTAGAAGACAAGATTTCCGAAAAGTTCATGCCTATTGCTACGAAAAGAATGGCAGAGGTATTCCAGTTGCATCTCACCGACAGGCACTACGCTGCTCAGCGGATCTTGTACGACACGGAAGAAAGATTCGACCTTGCGGCTGATATGATGGTCGAAATGGGAAATGCATCAGCAATATCCAGTCAGATGATGCAGCTCATCCACGAGGATCTCGCCAAGGATCTGTAAAATAAAAAGCCCAGCTAACAACTGGGCTTTTTTTAGACTTTCAGAAATGAGAAAAGCCAGGATTTTACCCTGGCTTGTCTTAGATGGGATCACCTCCTCTCGGAAGTTCTAACCACGCTGGGTGATTAGAAGTTTAGAACAACTGCACCATTTACGTTACCGATACCTGCGCCTACAGCTTCATAGGTGTGGAACTCGATAATGTCTGCTTCAGTCTTCAGGAAGACTGTAGGAGCTTGAAGCTCATAGAACTGACCTAGGTAGTTCTGAGGAGCAAAAACAAGTGCTTGGTTCGTCGGGAGGATGTTAGCCTTGTTCGTGGTGATGATCTTGTAACCGAAGAAGTTATCAAGAGTCGCTTCGCCTTGGAACAGAGCTGATGCTGCCGGTGAGCCTACGTCAGTTGCTGCAAAAGTCAGCAGGTCTGCGTACATTGATTGTGTCATAAGGATACAACCAACTGGTAGCTTGTTCAGAAGCATGAACTTGATACCAGCCATCAGGTTAGCCTTAGTAAAGCCACCAGCGATGGTATGGACGTTGCTGTTTGCCGTAGCAATTGAGATGATGTTATTGTAGAAGTTAACGTCTTCTTGTTCCTGAATATCCTTAACGCTGTTTTCTTGAAGGATAGTACGAATGTCGGTACGGTATGTAGCTAGTTCGAACTTGCTCTTACGGAAGTCAGCTGATTGGATCTTTTGGAACGTAACTGGATAACGTTGGGTCTTCCAGTAACGAATTTCCGGACGGCCAAGGAACGGAGCAGTAGCTGCTACTGAATCAGGTTCCTTTTCAACGATAACCGTCGGTTCTTCCGTCAGTTGGCGATCAAGCTCTGAAGCTGTGATTTGAACTGGTGTAAGAATCTTACGGGTAAAGCCGTCTTCACGAAGCTTCTGACGTACGAAAGCTGACATTGCAGCTGAAGCTTCTTTTGTATGACCTTGGTCAATCTTATCTAGGAAAGATTGATTCAGGAATTGTACGTTTACGGTTTCTGTAGTGTATGCGCTCATTTTATTTTCCTATTACGATACTTTGATTGTAAGATGAGCAGTTTGCGTTGAACTTGCTGCAACAACGTCAAGTACGAAACCAATAACTGGATCAGTTGTACCATTCGCAAGTGCGATCTGACCAGACTTAGCAGTTACAGGTGAACCAGGAGCATATGCGCCTGCGGCATAGTTAGAGATACTTGCAATGAAGTTACCCCAAAGAACAACTGCCTTACCTGCGTACTGAGCTGAACTACTGTCGCCATTACCGACGATTACTAGGCCTACTGCATTGCTTGCGGTTGCGCCGGATTTGTCGATGGTGTTGTCTGCCTGTTTGGCAATCCAGTCGCCATTCTGCAGAGTTGAACCTGACTTAATCGGCTCGACACGCTCTAGAGAACCATCATACGGCCAGCCACGGATGATCTCTGCGTTACGTTCCATTAACATATTTATTTCCTTGTATATGTTCTATTTTTAAAAGAACCGAGTAAAGACTATATCTACTCGGCTCAAAATTCTTTCACAACATTCCTATTTTAATGCGGAAAAATAGTAGTGTGGGAATTTGGTTATTTTTTATCGTTGCGATGCTTAATTTTTGAATAAAGCTTACCGCCAGCAAGACCGCCTAAATATCCGCCGACGCCTGCACCGACAACAGCTCCGACAGGACCAGCAACACTACCTGCTGCACCGCCAAGTCCTAATCCAATACCGCCAGTAATAGTACCAGCTACAGTACCTCCCAACTTGTCGCCCTTCTTAGCACCGCGGTATCCGCCAATTACGTTAGTAATTGCAATTTTCTCTAGATATTTATTTCCCATGATTATTAGCTCAGCATGAATTCAAGAAGCGGATCAGTCTTAGGACGAGCCATACCTACACCATTGCCCATGCCCCAAGGTTCATCCATTGCTGAAGCAACTTTCTGAAGAACTGCTGGAGATACTTTTTGGAGTTGCTCTAGATCTTCTTGTGTAAACTGTGCTGCAGAAGCAAGCTTAGAAAGTTGCTCTGGAATCTCTATAGGCTGTTTGGTGGCTTCGATAAGTTCAGCTTGATGTTCGGAAGCTTGTTTCTCAATCTCAGCCTTTAGGCCTTCGATTTGAGCTTCTAGAGCATCAATGTATTCAGCTGTCTTGTTTAGAAGTTCAACTGTGGGATCTTCGTCAATTTCAAGAACGAAATTGGAGAGTTCAGCAACGTTAATGTTTGCTGCTTTAACAAGCTTTACAGCTTCTTCGTGATCAACGCCCTTCATGGCTAGAGCTGAAGTAGCCTCTTTTTCCATGATATGTTGAGCTACTTGATAACGAGCATCTGCATCGCTAAAACCAGCTTGCTTAAGGTGTTCGATTGCGACAGCTTCAGGAGTTGCCAGACGAACTGTTTCAGCGTGGTCTTTAAGGATTGTTGATAGTTTAGTCATTTTGTTTACGTCTTTTCTCGATTACGCTTTTAGCGTGGTTGTGTCTGAAGTTATCAGCGTAAGCTGCGCCTGGAATAATACCTACTGCAGCTCCAGCAACTCCACCCATAGCTCTACCTGTATTTTGGGTTTTCTGTTTAATCATGTCGTGAGCATACACTGCAAAGCCTTTTGCCTCACGTTCCGGAGTTTTACCACCTGCCATAAGAGTTCTATACGCCTCTGCACCGAACTTCTTACCTTGCTTGGCACCAATCTTTGCTCCGATTTTACTACCAAGCGTTGCTCCCGCATGATGTCCTAATCCAGCACCTAAGCCTACTACACCTATACCTAGAAGGCTTTTTCCAAAATTTTTAAGACTTGCACCACCAGCAGTGGCGTATTCTACGTCGTAGTCTCTCCTTTCTTTTCCGGACAGAGTCTTTTTATACTCTTTACTCGGAAATAGAGAAGCAACTTTCTCTAGGTATTTATTGGACATGTTTGTTAATCTGTTTATTTAGTTTAACACCGGCATAATCTGCCGCTAGTCCAGCTGCCCCGCTCAATGCCATAATTTTAGCATTGTGGAACTTAGCTCCTTGACCAAACATTTTCGGTGCCGAGTTCATGGCTTTATGGGCAGCGAAGCCGGTTGCTGTACCTAGCCCTGCAATGACACCAGTATTGATCAATTCTTGTTTATGCGTTAAATCTTGCGCAGCTTTATGCAACGCTCTGGCAAAGAGAGACTTCGCTCCTCTGACCAGTTTTGAACCCGGAGCCGTGATTGGCGCAGGCTCTTTTACCTTCCCTAGGCTTACATCTTGCTTGACAGTCATACTAGCCGATTTGATTCGACCTTGACTATCTACATCAAAATTCAGACTAGCGATTTTTTCAAGATATTTATTCATAGCCTAATATGCAAAAACCCCTCTACATCGAGGATACAGAGGGGTTTGTTCTTTATAAAAAATTTACGCTAGTTCAGCGGCTTTCTTTTCTACTAGATCAACAGCGTTATCAAAGTCAACACCAGCTTCGACTAGAAGTCCGACAGCGGCTTGTTTCTCTTGATCTTTGCTCTTACCTTTTGCGGCCAACACGCCCATACCAGCACCAACTGCTGCTGCACCTGCTACGCCTGCAGCAACTCTGGTCTTATTAAGTGAACGGGTTTCGCCAAGAATATTCTTTGTTGCGCCACCCGTACCTGGGATACGTGTTACCTTAGGAGCTAACGAAGTGCCTGCTACTTTACCTGCCAGTTGCAAGACACCCGCTTCTTTCGTTAGCCCAGCTTTTTTACCAAGTTTACTGCCGTTTCAAAATCGAAACCAGCACCGATGAAGTGCGAAAGAGCAGCTTGCTTAATTTGTGAAGCTTCTTCACGTTCGATCTCAGCAGCAGCTTCCTTGACCATGTTTACTGCGTCTTCGAAGTCGAAGCCTTGGCCTACGAGTTCTGAAACTGCAGCAGCCTTTTCTTGGCCAGCCGTTACCCAACCACCAGTTTGAACTTGGTTAGGAGCTTGATCATTGATAGCGCCTTCGTCTTTAGCAACGCCAGGAGCAGGGTTTTGATCAACGGGAGCAGCGCCGCGAGCCATTGCGTCAGCAACGATTGCGTCGAAAATTTGGTTGATAGTACCGCCATTGCCCTTACCGTCTGTGCCGGGTTGGTTCTGAATGACAGCATCTTGTTCAGCTACTTGAGCTGCAAGATCAATTTGAGTCTTGTTGGGTACAGCATTGCCAATACCATTCATGGTATTTTGGTCACCTACTGAAGCCAGCTTCTCAAGAAGAGCTTCGGCTAGTGCCTTGCCTGCGTCAGCAGCTTGTTTGTTCATAGTATCCTCTGGTTTTACTTGATCAAGTTTAATGGATGCAACTTTTTGCATTACTTCTTTTGCTAAGTCAGCGCCTTTAGCCGCAGCTTCTTTGACACGTTCATCAGCATCGTTCTTCTCTTTAGCGTCCTTGACTTCTTCCTTAGCTTCCTTTACATCTTTGTCAGCTTTGTCGATAGCCTTTTCAGCCTTATCTTCATCTTTCTTTTCTTCTTTCTCTGTATCTTCACTAGCTACTTTATGTAGACCAGCTTCAGTTTCCAGATCTTTAAGAAGACCGTCTAGAGTGAAACTCATCATGACTAATATCCTTTTTAACGAGGCTACGTGGATTGTAGCCTTTTGAAAATCTTAGGTCAATTCTTTTTCTTCTGAACCAACTTAAGCATCGCTGTTTTTGCGAGTTTGTAAGTTAGCTTATAGTCAGAAGCAGATTTAACTAAAACTATTTTAACACCATCTGAAGTCTTGTTCAATTCTTGTTCTTTCATTTTACGTTCGATAACTTGCGTAATATACCACTTTGCTGCGAGGGCAGCGCCACCGATGGCAGCAATGGCAGAAAGAACCTTCATTAGACCTGACTTGTTCTCTTCTTCTGACTTCAGGTTTTGTTCACGGAACTTCTCATACATAGTAGGTTCAATGTGTGGGCCATTGCCTACATAACCTACATTAGTTCCTTGCATAAATCCATAAGTCGAAGCTTGTTTGTTCAACGATACACGCTCTTCCACATACTGAGGTAGATACGAGGAATCCTGCATATGAGGAAGCATAGCGTGAACGATACCGATATTTGGTTCTGTTATTTCGCCAAAATCACGGTCGAATTCGGGGAGTGAGCTAATACCAGCACGGTCAAAGTACGCAGCAGCCATTGGGCCAATACCACGTCCCTCTTCACCCATTAGTTTACGTCCAATTAGTTCAGCAAGAAAACCAATCGAAGGGCTAATACCAAGATGAGCAAAGGTACTAAAAGTTTCATTAAGCTTATAATTTCGGAGAACGTCAATGACGTCACCTTGCGGATCACTAACTCGTGATACAAGATTATCAAGACTAGGATCGATAGATACAACATCGCCGTCAATCTCCTTCGTTAATTCTGAAAGCTTTTTGAGAGTAGCGCTCTTTTGAAGAGGCAGATCGTTAAGACCAGCCATGAGTGCTTCATCAACAGATCCAACAACTGCGCTTTCAGATGCTATTTTTTGTAGAACGGCGCTAGTTACGTCAGCTGGACGAAACACAATAGAAATGTCGAAAAATCGTAATGGAGCCAGGTTTAGAGCCATGACCTTACGACCATCAGGGAATACCTTACCAAGCTGTTCGCTCAAGTGTTCACAATACTGTTCACGAGTCTTTGCCTTGTTACCGCAAATAGAGCATACGTCGAATGGAGTACGGCAAGCCATTGAAGTCTTAGGCCAGTCCCCGCTCTCGATACGATCAACGATGTCAGGGGCTTTGTCATTCCATAGTTCAGCGATAAGTTCAACACGGTGCATTCTATCGTTATAGACAGAGTACACAACTTGACCTATGGCGATTTCTGGATTTTTGTTTACGTGGTTACGGAAAATATGGGCAGGAGCCGTCTCAAAGGTATTGTGATAATCAATGAGGTTGCTTTCTGGAAAGTAGTCGGCATTACGATTGGCACCGTAATACTCTCCTGCGCCCATAGCAAGAATGTGAAGATACGTCTTACCCTGTACTGGGGTAATTTTGGAAGCGAATTCTTGGATGCGAGAATCCGTAGCCTGTTTGATAAGACTGCCTGTAAGATCCTTAGGATCGAGAATAGTTACCTGTGGTTCGTCACGGTAAAAAGAAGACGTATCGATTAGTTTTGTTAGCATAATTCTATTTTACAGGCAGTGCGTTTAATTACGAATGTATTTGTTATAACCGTGTTCTAATACTGTCCCTACTGCTGCTCCAGCGACACCGCCAACGATAGTGTTCTTAACGCCTCTAAGACCAACTCCAACTAAAGATTCATTATTTTTACGAGTAGTCTTATTGACGCCCTCTAACGCACCTGCTGCCGTACCTACTGAAACAATGGGGCGCTGTTTTGCAAAATGCAACGCATCTCTAGCAGCTCGTGCAACGCTGGCTTGTTTTTCTTGAGAAGGAGTAAGTTTAAGGTTTACAGTTACCTTAGGTTTCTTTTTCAGCGCTTCTGAGATACCCTTAAGTTCATTCAAAGACTGAGCTTCTATTACACTGCGATGTTTATTATCTTGCTTATTCTCTAGACTATTTGCATAATTAGCAGCACCAAGAGTAAGACCAGTAGCAGACATGCCTAGACCAATTTTTGAAGTGGTAGAGCTTCTGTTCCAACCTTTTGCGAAGCTCTTTCCGAAATTGGAGATAGAGGCGATTTTTTCTAGGTACTTATTTTCCATGTTTTTTAAATTGGTTAGCGGCGTAGGCTAAACCTCCACCGATCATTGCAGCGCCCATTGCAGCCTTACCAGTACCCTTCAAGAAACGTTTAGTATTCGCTTTCGCAAATTCTCTAATTTCACCAAGAGAATTCTTCTGATACGCCTTAGAACCCTCCATATACTTGTTTGAAACGTTGCCTTTATTGGTAAAGACTTCTTTTTCAAGTGTTGAGTATATAGTGCGCTTCTGTTGAGTTTTTGCAAACTTGGGAGAGAAGGCGTCTTCGTTTACCGTTTTGAAACTTGTTTTTACTTCAGGGTTCCGTACCTTACGAAATTCGTCTTTTTTCCAAGTAGGAGCGTTGATATTAATTACACCCTTAGAACTTTCTTTACCAGGAATAGCATCTTTAAGACGTCCCACCATATCGTGTATGTTAAAAGTACCATTCTCAATACGTGATGCTTGATTCGCATAGCTGTGTGCTTGCATTTTACTTCTAGTCATAAACGTTAAGTTGTCTGACTTTAAATTTTGGCCTGTCGCATCTTGAGCGATATCGATAATACCTTTCTTCGCTCTTGGTTTAAGACCGTCTTTAAGAATTTGTTCTTTATTAGCAGCAGAGGTTCCGTGGTAAAGAGTCTCACGGCCAGTTATATGGCCACCGTGGTACTGCTTATTAACTACAGACGCACCGAGAACAGCAGCTCCACCACCAGCTGCTGTTTTCTGCTTTTTAGAAAAATGCTCTTTATCAGCGGCTATTTTTTCTAAATACTTATTCATGTTTATACAAACGACTTAGGTGAGAATGAAGTGTTATCTTTCCAACGACCTTCTAGATCCGTAAGGCTCTTGATAGTCATAATATCTACGCCATCGCCGTGAACGGCATTGGTGAGAACAGATTGTAGCAGATTCGGATCAGTTGCAACCATAGGTGCAAATTGATAAATCGTGTTAGCATAATTTTCAACCTTGGCACGAGGCGCAGATTGAAGAATATGTGAGCTATTAATTGCTTGGTGTAGGGATTGTAGAAAACGATTGTAGCGGAAATGGTCAACTACGTACTTACCTGTATTAGCCAACATCCAAAGCCCGCCGCCTACTGCGAGACCACCAGTTGCTTTACCAGCCTCACGAAAGAAACTTTGTGCAACTTCGTGTTTTGGATCAAATACATTCTTGTCTGTTTTATCAGCAGCTTCTTTTTCTAGCAATACTTGTGTAACGAAACCCGCTACAAATTGCTCAGCTAGATCTTCGTCTCCAGCAAACTTCTCAAGACCCAGTTGTTTAACTTCGTTTAACATTTTATGTTGTTCCTTTAATCAATCTTATTAATCACGCTGGAGAGCGCTCCAGACATCGTTACTTCTTCCAGTTGTTTTATCTGTGCCTGGATCGTAGAATGCTGCATCTAAAACTGGGCCACCTGCTCTGATAACACCCGATACAGCGCTTGCTGAAGTTCTACCGATAGCCTTTGCTGTGTTCTTAGCTGTTGGCTTACCTAGAGCTGCAATGTTATTCTTAACAGAGTTGTTAATTGCCTTTCCAGCTGCTGCCGCTGCTCTGAATGGTGTAGACGCTGCAACACCAATAGCCTTACCAGCTACATAAGCAGGGTTTGCTTTTTGAGCTGCATTCATTGCAGACTTAGCACCACCTTGCATCGCCTTATTGAAGATATTAGATTTTACACCTTGAGCAGCATCTGCTGCACGTTTCTGAAGCTCTGAACGTTCACGTTGTTCACGGACCAGTGCACGAGCCTGTTTGTACAGTTCTGCAAATCCAGTAGCTTCTTTAAGTTGTGCAACTTTAAACAGTCCAAGCTCTCCAAGTTCACGGTATCCCTTAACCTCGCCAGAAACGAGGATAGAAAGCTCTGAGAAGGTCTTCTCATCCGTGACACATGCCAGCTTATCCATCCAAGCGTCATCCTTACCAAGAGCCTTTGCGGCCTTCACAAGCATATCCGCTACTACAATACTATCCATTTCAATACGTTCAAGAGCTTCTTTGTTAGCTGAAGCCGACTTGATGAGGTATGTAAGCTGTTCTGCTTCGACCAATTGAAGGTCTGTTGCCGATGCTTCTTTTTCTAGTTCTGCCTTCAGTTCTTCGGTAGTTACTTGGGCAACCTTCTCCTGGAAATTATCAGGAATAGTAGCGGCTGACATAACTTCTGCAAACTTAGCTAGTGGGAATTCTACTGTACGATCTTCTGCGTGCTGAAGAATTTTCAAATAAGCAATATTATTCGTTGATTCTACTGCCCGCTTTACTTGTTCTACATTCAGTTCATAAGCGGCTGCTTGTTTAGCTAGACCTTTGCTCAGAGGAACTTTGTTATTCAGGAAATCTTCAACTGCTTGAACTGAGATATCCCGAAGAAGTTCAGGGGTTACGTTTGCCATTTTTGGCTCCATGTTTCTGTGACTTTATTTTAACCTTGGCAGACAAGGAGACAAAAGGCTTCTTAGGGTGCTTAATAGGCTTTTGACCAGCACGCATAGTAAGCTGACCACTCTTCTTCTTTGATGCGATTTTTTCTAGATACTTATTCATAATTAGTCGTTACTATCTGAGTCAACCTTATATAGATCGCCATTCAACTCTGCCATACTAAAACCTTCCAGACTCTCAAAACCCTCGAAATCAGGTACCACTTCTCTAATAGCGATTTCAAGATCTTTCTTAGCTGCGCCAGCATCCGTTGTCCAAATCTTAAGAAGACGTGCTATGTCCATTGACAGCTTCGTCCACTTAGTAGCTTCTCGACTAGATTCCGATGCGTTTTGGCTGAACATGGCCTCACGGCTCTTGTACACGCATGTCGTGAAGAGATCGACCAAACCTTCAACAGGAGAAATAGTTACTTGTTTACCCATTCTCCATGAGATGAATGGTAAACCTTGACTGAGCGCCCAAGTTTTAAGAGCAGCTTCTGTTTTGTCACGCACATCCAAGAGTTCCATCTTACTTAGCTTATCCAGTTCCATAACATCATAAAAGATGTCGTTGTACATTTGGATAACTTCCGCTGGAATTTCAAGGATGTGGGAAATAGCGTTTACGTCGTTGCTGCAAAGAAGACTAGCTTCGACGTAACCCTTTTTTAGCTTCGATTCTTTTAAAGGTATGGCTTTCAGATAGGCGGTACGCTCCGGACAATCTTCTCCGGATAGTATCTTGTCAACTAGCGGGTCAGCCCCGCTAACTTCGTTACGGATGTGTAATTCTCTCTGATTAACGCGCATATCTTCATGTTTACTCTTTTACCGACATTTGTTTGCCGGGTGCTTCCGTATCGATAGAATCGCTGACAGCAGCTAGTTCCTTCAGTTTAATGAAGTTATCGCCAAGTAAGCGGTATACGGTCTTAAGTGAAGCCAAGAATGCATAAACCTGATCTGCATCATTTGCCTCTGCAAGACGACTGATGTGTACACGGGCCATGAATAGAGTACGACCAAGCTTATCAATCGCTTCTTCAATGTCTGGCAGATATTCTGAAATCTGTTCGAACATGTCAGGCGCTTGTAGAAGCTCAGAAATAATCGTAGCTTCAGTTACCTGAGCATCTCCAGCTTTCAGAGACTCTTGAACGTTAGAAACCATGCTGCCATTTGGCTTGTAAGCACCGTTCATCGTAACTTCATCTGGCTCGATACCTGTTAGGTCTTCTTCGCCGTAGTTAGGAATATTGCCGTCTGCTGAATCAGTCGTGAAACCAGCACGCTTAGTCATGTAGATCTTTGTGAACTTGACTTCCTTAGCCTGCTTTACAAATGATGCAGCATGTTCCGGATCAATACCCTCCCCTACTACTAGGCGCTTCATTACATCAGCTTCGAAACCAGCAGTCTTACCGTTGATAGCAAATTCGATGCCATCATAGCCGAGATTCATCTCTTCGCCAAGCCACTGAATATCTGTAAGCTTACGTTTGTGAGCTGCTGCGTTTACGTTTACTTCTAGCTCACCAGTAATGTCTCTACGCAGTTTGAGAATAACCGAATTATGCGGAATAAAGATCTCATGCTTAGAGCCCTTACCGCAAATACTAATTTCACCTGCAACATTACGATAGCCGTACACAGTTACTGCACCATACCCTGTTTGGTATGAAGAACCAGTTGCTTCTACGCCTAGGCTACTCAGAGCCACACGGTTAATAGAAATCGGACCCAGGAACTTACCTGAGTTAAGCACGATTGCGATTTTATCACCAGATTCTACATCTTTCAACATTACTGGTGGATTATATTCGAAAAGAGTTTTTAAGACTTCTTTCCTGTCAAGATTGTCGCCTACCGTAATAAAGCTACCTGAAAGTGCATAGTCGCCTGATGTAAAAATTGCTAGTGACGAAGTAGGATCCTCGTAACTGCGACCATAACTTGTACTTACACCTCTTGGGCTAGAACCCACAGTATACATTTTCGGAACGTACGCATCACGAGACGAGCCATTAGTAAGCATAATTTCAAAATCTTTATCTCCGTCAAGATTTGTGATGTTACGGAAGGTCCCTGAAGAATTGAAATCATGGATACATACAGCCACGCGTGAAGAAGGTTGCTCACCAGAGATATGATAACCGTCGTTCAGGATTGAGGAGATCTGATCTGGGGTCATGCTTGGGTTTGCATCTGTTACTACTGAGATCGGAACCTCGTTAGTAGCAGCAGCCATACTTTCCGGCTTTTTCTTTAGAACATCAAAGATCGCCTTCAGTCCATACATCTGATCGAGCGAGTCGTATACTGACTTTTCTGCTGCGATCTTTTCCATAGTAACCTGCTTTAGATAGTCAGGCATACTGGCTAGAAACTCAGTCAGACGACTGGTACTAGCATAAACATGTTTACCAGTGCGCGGGGGATTAATCATGTCCGCAACACTAGGATTACCAACGACAGTCTTCGGAATCTCCGTAGGCTTGCCTTGTTCGAGTTGGCTTGAGGCAACGACAAGCGTTACCGTCTTCTTTGTCAGAGGGAAGAATTTCTTGTCTGTATCAAAGAAGATTGAATCAATAGGGAATACGTTATCGTTTTTAGCTACAACTGGGATGAAGAAGATTTCGGTTCCGACTCTCAATACGAAAACGCCGACTTGAATGCCGGTGTCGTCTTGAAGTTCATCAGAAACATCCTTAAACGTAATAATGTAATTTCCTAGCTCCGGAACAGTTTGAAGCAGTTTGGCGAGAGCGATGTCGGAGAAATCCATTTATAACAGTCCTTTGAAATATAAGCTCAATTATGCAGATATTTTAACAGAATAAGCTGCATTTAGTCTACGTTTGATTTTAGCACCCAGGTGGATGCTGATTGTCACCTGAAGCTACGGTAATTGTCGGGCCAGCTGCTGCACCATTAGCGTCCTTGTTTGCAACTGCTACTCCGCCTGGACCATTAGCGCTGGTGAAGGATGAACCGTAATAAACAGCAGCTACGTAAGCCTCTGCAGAACTACCATTACCCTTATCATTAGAAGCTAGACCAATATAGCCTCTGAATGTTGCTTGCATACGACTATCATACGTAAATTGTCCGATCGTAAACTTGTTTCCTGCTTGCTTTACAAGCTTGTATTTCTGTTCAAGAATAACTAGTCCAGCAAGAATTTGATCTTCGACAGTGTTTTGACCATTGAACTTAGCTGACAAGCTCTCACCAGGGTTTACGCAAAGTCTTGAAACCAAGTCTGGCCTTGCTATTTCAATTACGCACTTACCGAGTTTTTGAGATCCACCCTTTACATGATTCCAACCCATACTCTGCATAACGCCCCAAGCCCGTAAGCCCTGATCAACGTTAATAGATTGTTGGCCAATACCTTTCCCTAATACAGATTGCACAGCACTAGCGTTGATATAATCCCTTGCTCCAGATGAATTAATGGGTTTTAGAGCAGGGCCTTGGGCATTAACGTTGAAATGGCTCTCATGCTGGATTTGAGCCATTAGCAACTTAACAATGTCTGTTTCTTTACCCAAGGTATTAGCAAAAAACTGGTTCAGTAAATTGCTAAGCGTAGTGCTACAAATCTGTTTAATCGACGTATCGATAACTGATCCTGTAGCTGATGCCATTAATACTGTCCTCCAGGACCTTCACCGAATTCACTACCGAGAATGTACGGAGTGATAGGCTCTGTACTGTGTACGTCTGATTCAGCACCTACTGCAGCACTTTCACGAATTGTATTCTTAAGACCTGAGAAGGAAAGCTTTGAAACCCAGTTTTCATCAAGTAGCTTGGCTGTCTTAAGACCTGGAACGATCGGAGTTACTGTGAGTCCAGTATTAGCTACGTGAACTGTCTTAACGCCGTGACCCTTAAGTTCATTGATGTGGTTGCCATCAAGAAGAGTACCTGCTGTAAGTTCTAACACACCCTTTGCGAGTAACTTACCTTCAGCCTTTTCAAGAGGCACTTCACCAGCCGTATTTGTCAGGTATTTTTGAATAGTGTTTACATCAACCTTCTGGCCCGGTAGAAAGCCTGTCTCACCTGGATCTTGAACTTCTACGTGCTTAATAAGATTCTTAGCAATCATTTCGAAGTGACGGGGATCAAGGTCAGAACCATAGATACCACGAAGTTCGTGGGCCATGTGAATGCGACCGGCACCAAGGCCTTTCAATGCAACTAACTTACGTGGATTTACAACTCCAGTTGAAAGAGTATCGCCCTTAAGAACGTTGTCCCCAACAGCTACTTTAAGATTTTGAACTCGTGGGACGAAGTGCATTTGTTCATTAACAAATACCTGATGGTCACCAAGAGGCGTTTGCTTAATTGCTGAAACTACGCCATTGATACCAGTAATCGTGGCTTCATCTTTAAAGTTCTCAGCTGGGTTACGGAGCAGGTTTGAAGCCTGTTCGTATGAGTTACCCTTACGAGCACCAACTGATGCCTTGTGCTTCGTTGAAAGCATTGACTGAGTCAGAACTTCAGAAACAGATTGGGCAGCGATTACGCCCACATTTTCACCTATCTCAGCTGGCTTACCATTTCCCATTAGACCATAACATTTCTTGCAAACACCTTGGTGAGCTTCACATGTAAGTGCGCTGCGAACCTTTATGTTTTTATGACCTGAGCTAACCAGTTCCTTATAATAGGCTTCATCGATGAGATGATTTGTACCTGCCTCGTATCTTCCAACAGCACCCTTCTTATCAACGATGGGAAGCAGAATACCATTGGTAGTTCCGCAGTCATCAATCGTGATAGTTTCGTGGAATACCGTTGGGGAAAGTTCCTTGAACAGAGCACCTGGAAGCGCAGTTGAAAGCTGTGAAAGCACAGTACTACCTCTTCCCATGTAACTCATTGCGAGCATCTCAGCAGGAGACATGCCTTTTGCAAATGATGACTTAATTACGTATGGGACTAGCTCGCCCTTCAAGTTAATTGACATTAGCGGCGTTGAAGTACCAGTAGCAAGCTGTGTAGGATTACCACGAGCGCCTGTACGAGCCATCTTGGCTGCAGTCGATCCTTTGGACAAAAGATGTTCCAGATTTTGCTTTTCTATCTTACCGTTGTATTCCCCGGTCAATGCACCAAGCTCATCATTTTCTTTAGTTTTCGGAAGTTTCTTTGCAAAAATTTGATGAACCTTTGTTTCAAATTCATCGATAATAGCTTGTCTGTCGTCGCTTTCGTTAATGTAGTCAGTTAACGGTGTAGTAGCGCCAATTTCAGTAGCCTTGTTAAAGAACTTCTTGCCGAGATCATTAATAACCTCGTGACTATTTTCGCCACCGTGTTTCAGAAGCACATTTACTAGATCTGAAATACCTTTCTTATCTAGAGGCCTATATAGGTCGTAGTTGTCTCTAGCTTCTTTGGTTGGCAGTTCGCTTTTTAGCTTTAGTGCCCCGGCTGTTGTGTATTTTTCTGACATGGATTTAGAGGTTAAAATTCAATTCCTATTTTAGCTATAACCTTGGTATAAGTAAAGTATGGAACACAGTTCTGTACTTTTAGGAGCCGAGCATGTACAAAGTGGATTATGAGTTTGGAAACTTTTTTGTGTACAAACGCGGGAAGCGTCTTCCCAAACCTTTCACTTCCTTTAAAGAAGCTGAAGATCACATGGAGGAGCTGAAAAATGTTGGCAGCATACAGAGTTGAAATGACAGAGTCTGAAGCTGGATGGGGTCAGCGTCCGGATGGCTATATCTATAGTCTGTCGAAAGAAAAGCTTCAAGTGAGACTGAAAGAGATCGATGCAGCAAAAGAGTACGAAGAGTACTCGTTCCCTTCCAGCGACGTAGTTCTTGTCGAAATCACCCCTGAATTTCAAGAGTTTTTGGAACTCGGAGATAAAGATCCGTATTGGACCCCTGTCGGCAAGCACGCTGGCGACCTCACCCGCAAGTAACTTCACATCATAGGGACAAGCTATGTACGCAGTTTACCGTGTTTGCATGAAAGAGTACATTCCCGGCGTAGGTTGGGTCGATGACGGATGCATTTATTCCACGCAGGAACATGTGGTAGAACAAGAGCGTGATCGTCGCAAGAATCTCTTCTATCAAGAGTCCGGTAACGCTCATGGAAGCATTGCCGAAATCGTAATCGTCCACGAATCGTTTTTGCGGGATCTTCACGTTCATCCCATTCTTTCCACTATGAAGGGTCCGCATCCCGCAGATCAAGGTCTGTTGAGCGAACACACGGCCAAAGTCAAAGCAGCACAAAGCCTTTATAAGGTTTCTCGCACGGCTGCTCAACGTGCAAGAAATACCAATGTCCTTTCACCGGTTCTGTAGCTTCACATAGCTTGTAGTTCTTTTCCCAGGCAGGGCTGAGCGGGGTCAGATACACACGATCCCCCAGCCCGTACTTTTTCAGTAAAACTGGAAGGTGTTGGTATAAAGACTTAAATATCCCCTTACCTTTATTTTTACTCTTTGCAAGACTTTTTGCAGTTCCGCCAAACTCTCCAACAGCGTTTAATACAAGGTATCCTTTATAAATAGCAATGTCGATTGGGATTCCAGCTATCCAAGCTGTTCCTGGCAGCATCGTTGCATCTTTGAATTCTATCGACGTATTGGCAAGCTTCGCCCAATCTCTAAGGAATTCATTATCTTTGATAAGTAGACTCATATGGTTAATCTTTCTTCAACTGTAACACCAGTAAGTTCTGCATCTGACGAATACTGGACGCAAATCCCTAAGACTTACGACGAACGCAGACAAATCAAGACCCGTCTTGCCAGAGCTTTTCGAGACTGTTTGACCCAAGTCAAGTTAAGTGGAAATGTTCGTGAACTTAAATCGTATTATAAGCCTAACGAGCAAGCTTATGTAGAATCCATAGAAATGACAATGGATAACTACTCATATAACCGTAGCAATAACGAAGATGTTATCAATGCGTTTCTCGTACATATAGGAGCACAAAATTCTGAGCGTAACGAGAAAACTCAAAACTATACTACCTTTATGTTCGATGGGGTTAAGGTAACGTTATGGCACGTAACTGATGGCAGGCATGCTACAAATAGTAGAGCAGGCGGATACTTAGATGCCCAAGCTCAGATTTTATTTTTCGGTTACGGAGGTTTGTATAAACTTCTGAATATTGTACTTAAGGAATCGGGCTTTTATCTTTCCGAGGACGTTTGTGTCAAATATGCTGGGGACAATGGAAACGGAGTCACAAGTGAGTTTATTGTATCTTCCTCAGGAGACTGTTCAGTAAGATTGCTTGGGATGAGTAATAGGGCGTATTCCGACGCCACCTACGCAAACTTCAGAAATATCGGAGATATCGTAACGTGGATCCTTAAAGGAAAATACGTTTCATTTTCTGATTTCCACATGAACGAGGCTAAACAGTACACGGGTCCAGATGATTATTTTGGATGCGACATGTTCCGCCAAGCAGTAGAGTTTCTCAGAACAGCTGACTGGGAAAGTCTCACAACTCCTACTTCACTACCAGTGACTTCTAATAAACACAGACTTAAACTGTGGGAAGGCTGGAACCCTGGGTCATATAGAGAATACACGACAATGAGCGAGAATCGTGTAAAGTATTCTCTCATCGGCGCTAAGTACAATGATGCTGTGATTCAAGAAGTGACAGGACTAGACTCTGATACTATCCCGTTCAAGACGTTCAAACCTGCATTCGAAGCAGAGATTTCTGCAAAGCAAGACTTCGAGTTCTTCTTGCTGAGTTCTTCCGAAGAAACTATTAAAAGCAAAATCCAAGAGACGTACCAGAGACTTACGGCTTAAGTTTTAAAATAGCTTAGACATGTTATAATGTGTCTAGGCTTTTTTTAGCTTTTCAAAGGCGTCACTACAAGAATGTTACAACCAAACGACGAATTCCTCTTCACCCGTCAGCGGCACGAAGCCGACGTAATGGGCACTCACTACGATCTAAGACTTGTTCATGGAGACAAAGCTTATTCTTTTGCAACGCTTAAAGATATGCCAAAGCCGGGTGAAATCATTGGCGTATTTGAACAGCCGGTCCATGACCGTGCATACGCATTGAGTAAAAAGGTTGTAATTCCAAAAGGCCAATATGGCGCTGGAACTACGTATCTAGATTGGGTTCGTAAGGCGATTGTAGCACCACACAGCACAGAGACTATGCTGGTAATCTTCACCAAAGACGGTGAGAAGTTTTTGTTGAAGAAGTCCCCTACGAAAGATGCCCCTACTTCTTGGATATTTCGAAACATTACCGGAATGGGTAAGAGTCAAAGTCCATATCTCACACGTAAGACTTCTCTCGAAAAGAAGGCTTGGGCGCTTGACGATTATGCTGGTGGTAACGTATATCTAGAAAAGATTGCCAAGAAGAAACAGGAACAGAAAAGTGACCTACAGCCTCACCAAATTGACGCTCTTGACCATTTGGATAAAGAAAAAGGCGTTGTCCTTCATCACAGCCTTGGCAGCGGCAAGACAAAGACGTTTCTTAAGGCAGTACAGAAGTATCAAGAACAGTACCCTAAAAAGAGGGCGCTGGTCATTGCTCCTGCCAGTCTCGTCACGAACGTTGATAAAGAACTTAAGAAGCACAAGATTAACTTGGACAGAAATCGACTGGATGTAATGTCCTACGAAAAAGCTGTTAACGATGCACACAAACTACGTAAAAATGATTACTCCATCGCAGTTGCTGACGAAGCTCACAGGCTCCGTAACACGAACACTAAACGTACTAGAGAACTCCGAGACATTATCAGCGGTGCTGATCGTCGTTTACTTGCAACTGCTACTGGCAATTACAATAAGCTCTCTGATATATCAGCTCTTGTAAACATTGCTGCAAATGATAATGTTCTTCCGGAAGAAGCCAAGAAGATGGAAGATCGTTACACGAAAGAAGAAATCATTAAGCCAGGTTTCAAAGATAGACTTCTTGGAGCCAAGCCTGAAGCAGTGCGTAGACTCGACCGTAGGAAAGAGCTTAAGGAAATTCTCAATCAATACGTAAGTTTCTATGACAGTCAGGATGACCCTGCAGCTGCAAAGCACTTCCCGAAGAAGACTGAAAAGATAGTAGAAGTGGAAATGTCTAAGGAACAGCAGAAGTATTACAAGTTTGCTGAAGGGAAATTACCATTTCTATTACGGATGAAATTGAGGCACAATATGCCTATGGACAAGAAAGAAATGGCAAGTCTTAATTCATTCTCTGCTGGCGTAAGACAGGTTTCTAACGGTCACAGGCACTTGACGTTAGACGGTAAGGCTGAGTACTCACCTAAGATCCTGAAGGCCGTAGAGAGCTTACAGAAGGGTATGGCAGAGGATAAGAACTTCAAGGCACTTGTATATTCGAACTACCTCGATGCTGGCCTGCGAGACTATTCTAGAAAACTGAAAGAAGCCAAGATTGACCATGCTATCTATGATGGGTCACTGTCAAGAGCAGAGAAGGATCACTTGGTCAAAGAATACAACTCAGGTAAGAAGAAGGTTCTGCTGATTTCATCTTCAGGTTCAGAGGGGTTGGATTCCAAGGGGACAAAGCGAGTGCAAGTGCTAGAACCTCACTTCAACCCCAGTAAAATCAACCAGGTAGTTGGGCGTGCTGTACGATTTGGTTCACACGAACATCTGCCAGAAGCGGAGCGCAATGTGCTAGTCGAGCATTTCCACAGCGTACATCCGAAGCCTATGTGGGGCAAGACTCCGTATTCGATTGATAAGTATTTGTCAGAGAATTCAGATACTAAAGAAGAACTGTTTGATGAAGTAAAAGGACTAATGAAAAATGACTAACAAGTACCTAGAGAAAATGGCAGCTCAGCTTAAAGAACCGGCAAGTCCGGAAAGTCTAGGCTTTGACTTGTCAAAAGGTGATGAGAAAGAACTGTACAAGTGGATGACAGCCGTCACTCTTTTCTCTAGGCCTATTCAACGTTCAGTCGCATCTTTAGCTGCTAAACACATGGCTTCGAAGGGGTTTTATTCCCCGGAAGCTGTTGAGTCTGCAGGCTGGGAAAATCTACGTGATGCATTAGTTCAAGGCCATTACGGACGTTTCGATGAGTCAACAGCTACTACGATGCTTGCTCAGGCCAAACACCTGAGAGAGAAGTACGGGACTATTAATAATCTGATAGATAATCATACTCCTGAAGAAATTCGTGCTGAGATTCAGTCCTTCAGAGGTATTGGTCCTTTGGGGAGTCAGTTGTTTGTAGAAGGTATCAATCCGTACCTTAGTCAAATTCAGAAGCAAGCTTCAATCGACACATACGTCAGACACAAATACGTAGAAGGCGATTGGACAGCACTCGAACATCCAGTTGCATCAAAGAAATGGGACGGGGCCCACTTTGTGCTTACCGTACAGCCTGATGGCTCTTTAACTTACCATTCACGTAGGCCAAGTGTAAAAGGTGGATTCCCAGAGCGTTCAGCACAGCTTCCACATCTGGCTAAACCAATGCCAGAATACGTTGGTAACCAGTTTGCGGTAGAGCTTGTACACACCGGACTTGCAAAGTCTGAAACCGAGTCGCACCCTACAGTTTCAGGTATTCTTAATTCTCTACCTCCGAGATCTATTGCAACTCAAGCTGAGAAAGGCCCAGTACGTGCTGTGCTAATTGACGTTAAGAATCCGAATCTCGCAACATACAAAGATAAAGTTGAGTATCTTCAAAAGTTCGAAAAGGACTACGGAAATTCTGATTTGATGTTTGCACCTCACTTAGAGTACGGGGTAGATGCGATCAACAAATACCTAGATACTATCAAGAGCCAGAAAGGCGAAGGCTTAATAGTTGCGGACTACGCTAAGCCTGAGACAGAATCAGTACGATACAAAGTAAAGAACTACGTAACGTATAATCTGAAGGTTATTGGCCAGCAACAAGAAATCGACATCAAGGGCAACCCAAAAGATAGTATGGGTGCATTGATTTTGGCTGATGCCTCAGGACGTATGGTAGGAAAGGTTGGAACTGGGTTTGATAGAGACACTAGAATCCAAGCCTGGAAGAATCCAGCCATGTTTAATGAGAAGCTAATTCAAGTAAAAGCGTATCCTCCTAGCGTTCCAGGTGGTCAAATCAGATTCCCAGTTTACAATGGGTTTTCTGATGGGGACCTTGACCGAGTAAATCTCTAAAATCCACAATTGGTCCTTCGAATTGGTATAAGAATAATGTAGAGGAAATTCATCTCTACTAAAAACAATTCTACTTCGTAAGGACCAGTACCATGAACCAGCTTTTTGCAGCCCCGAAACAGTCTACAGCAAGCTATGACGGTCAAGGGTGGCTCGTTCAACCCAAGAACTTTTCCCATGCTGTTTATTTGGTCATCGAGGCAGAGCCGGGTCTCAAGCAGTCCGAGATTCGCAATGTTTTGAAAGCTCTCGGTAACTCTGTAAACAATTTGCATCAAGCAATAAACGACCTTTTCAAGGGTGGATACATCGCATACTCGAACATTAAGGGTGCGATGCATGACCCTGATGATCGTTTGAAGTTCCGTTGGCGAGTCACCGATAAGCTGTACAAGCCGAAGGCGATCATGAAGAAGATCAAGCCCCTGCCCGTCACAGAAAACGCACCTTCTCTCCCAAGAATCGATGAAATCAAACCGGAAAAGCGTACGCCAGAGCTTCATATCGTTCAAGGCATTGCAACGGTTGACGCAGGTCATCCTCAGTTCGGAAAGATTGCGAAAACCATTCTCGACGCAACCAAGTCGGATCCGGCTCCGGTCGCGACTGAGACTCCCAAGGTAGAAGAGAAACGTCTCATCACCGGGATTTTCATCGACATCGATGAGAAGGGAATTGTGTTGACTCCGGAGCAGTTCATGAAACTGTTCAAGGAAATGAAGACACTGATCGAAGGATAAGTACAGCGCAAGGACTGACTGCGCTTATCCCCCAGGTAGGCGTGGTCGGGAGGTTTAGGAGAGCACCGGACAACCCTGCGGGTGTCTCTCCTCTTTTTTGATTAGCCGTGGCTAGTGATTTTTAGCGGAGTGTTCTCGTTGATTTCGCCCTTGCGTAGAGCTTCGAGAGCATCTTCTTCTGTTGCGAATTCACGAGGAGCTTGAGTTGTATCAGGTTCAGTAATTGCCATAGAACCAATAACGGCTTCGTGGCCAGGTGCTACCATTGATGCGCCTTGGCCTTTACGATAGTCGTAAATGTGTTGTTGTGGCAGAAGCTTTTGTTTAGCTTCTTCAACTGCTTCTGGGGTCATCGGTACGTGCAACGTTAAAGCATCGCCATCGAAGTCACCTGCATACATAGGAAGATGCAGAGGATTGATACCAAGTGTCTTGCCCTCAATAGGCACAGGGAAGTGAGCCGTAATGTTGGTTCTCATTAGAGTAGGAGCCCGGTTAAGAATAACAGGAACCTGCTTAATCATCTTGTTAAAGCTGTTCGTTGCAGCTACATCCCTATTTTCTACAGCTTTTCTGGCAGCAATCAAATCATAGCCGTTACGAACCAAGTCACGAATGATGTGGAACTCATACATTGTCCACAGCATATCCTTTGGTGCAGCAACTTCGTTGAAGCCAAGATTAGGCTCTGCATAAATAGTTGCTCTACCTGAGAAGTCTTGTTTCTTCTTAAGAAGTTTGTTGTGGAAGAATCCGCCTTTAGGCCCAGTATCTCCAGAGATTTGCTGGATGTAACCTTTTAGTTCCTTTCCTCGTGCGCTCCCAGATACGGCATCACCGAGACCGAAAATAGCTTTGACGCCATTATAAGCATCTTTGCGTTCATTAACCAATTGATCATGAGTAAGGTCATCCTTGATATCCTTTAGAGAATTGTTGATGGTCATATGGTCACGGTAAAGAGTATTCACATCAGCGAACTCAATACGATTACCACCCATAGGAATACTAGGACGAACTAATGGAGGTGTTACTGGAATATTGTGAAGCACATAAGCTGACTCAGGGTTCAAGCCCACTTTTTTTAGCCCAGCTAAGTACTTGATTTTTTTAACAATTGCGTCTCTCTTAGACGGAGACTTAGTTTCTTTGATCTCAGCCTTAAGCGCATTAATTTGCGATTCTACATCGATGCTTGATAGCATTTGATGGAATGCATCACCTGAAACTGCTAGAGTTTCTGGATCTACGGGTTCATTTGGTTTGCTCATGATTCAAATTTTAAGATGTTAGCCGTTCATCATTAGTGTTCTTCTTGCTCTAGCAGGGCCTGTGTACGCTGCATTCAAGTACTTTGCTGCACCTATCCATACATTACCTCCTCCTCCTGAATCAGTCTGAGTAAGAGTTATATCTAATTTCAAAGTTTGCTTTGGAGAATTTGCACTGTAAGTAATGGTGGAAAACCAATATCCAGTGTTTTGTGTCAATGCCTGGTTTTGAGTAAGCACTGGAGTACTTCCGTCAGAAAGAGTAGCTACTAATCTTGAAGCTCCACTTGAAACTCCCCAATATATAACTGCTGTTCTAGGAGTAGTGTCTGCCGGAAATGAAATGCTAAACCCTTGACCCGGTATAGAGTCGCTTGCAGGAGATACGAAAGTACCTTCACGTTTAGAAGTTCCCGATGCTAGAGGGGTTCCTCCAGTCCAAGTATAGCCTAAGCCGAAATTGAAGCCAGCAAAGGAAGCGCTTGTACCCAGAATAGTCGGTAAGCTTATTGTTGAGCCTGCACCGCTCTTACGATTAGGCGCCGTAGCAGATTGAGGAAATTCTATCCAGTCTGTTTGAGCAGGAGTTGTAAGATTGAATACCTCAGTTCCAGTACAAGCTGTAACCGATCCGCTTAAAGTACCCATTATGATAGAGTTCCTAGAAGGTTAAATCTGACGTTTGCAAGAGTAGCATCAGCCGATATAGGGCCTACTATTTCAAATACGTCACCTATTGCAAAACTTACTGCAGAAACAAAAGTTAAAGTAGCTACTGTTCCACTGGCTGCGAATACAGCAGTACCAATCGAAGAACCGTTTTTAGTAAAAGTGATAGTTGTTGATGCCGTAGCAGCAGTTTTAGAATCAACTCTACTTCCCGTTAATCCAGATGGGAAAGAGAATGCTCGACGTATATTTATAGATGCTAGTGTTTCGGTATTTGCAAAACTTCCCTGCACGAACAAAATAACATCGAACGGTACGCTGCCACCACCTCCAGCTGTATTTATAGTTACGTCCCCAGTTCCTTCATCAGCGCCTGTCCAACTAAAAGTAATACCAGTACCAGCTATTACCTTAGTAATAAGCGCGCTTCCTGCCGTAGTAGTGTTTAAATCAGTTCTAAGTACTGTTCCATCTGCGCCTTGTGCCCCAAGATTAAGCTGTGTACGTGCCATTTATTTTCTCGTTTTACGTTCAGGCTGAATCATCTCTTTCAGCTCTGTATTAGACTCTTCTAATTTTAGAATTCTTTCCTTGAGAAGGCTGATTAACTCAGCATCCTGTAGAACTCTTTGTGTAAGACGTTCTTTCTGAATTTCTAACATCCATACGTTAGAATATAAAACGCCCAGCTCGTTTTGCATCTTTCCGAGCCAGGCGCTTTGTTCTGGTACAACTTGAGTGTTATCTGTCATTTCCAGTAATATGCTCTTAGCTTGTCTCCGGTCAACGGAGCGAACAGCATAGTGATAGCCGTCCCGCTAATAGTATAATCGTTTCCTGCACCAGGTTCAAGTAGCATACCATTCAAGAACAGTTCAAGCGATAAAACTTGAGGGGCATTTGCAAGAGCAAACGAAGTGTTTACACCGTTAATAGTTCCAGTCGGAGTCTCGTTATTTACTTGATTGCCATATTTCAGGAATCCAGTACCTGCATTATTATTGACGGTCATTGCACCAGCGGTAGAAATAGTTACATCACCTGAAGCGCTTACCCAAGTAGGCTGGTTAGAACCATTTGATACGATAAGCTGTGCAGAAGTGCTTGAGGCAGAAATACCGACTCCGCCAGCAGCTACAGTTAGTAGGCCACCAGATGCAGCAACTACTTGAACGTTGTTAGAACCATCGAAGCCAATACCATTACCGTTTTTAACAGCAAATGAAGAACCAGTTAGGCTAAGACCTTGACCGTTGCTGTAAGATGCGCCTGAAGTGTCTTGTGACCAGGTATTAGACGTAGTATCGACTGTTACGTTTGTAACTGTGGTACAGAACCACTTTGAGTTCTTATATGTCGTGCCTTCTGGTTCAACTAGAACGTAAGCCCCTTCTTTTTGAACACTTGCTGCCGCCCAGTCAGTAGGACGAGTCCAAGCAGTGCTTTGAACAACCCAAAGACCATTCTGCGAACCTGTTGTTTGAGCAGTTGCAAGAACACGGTCACCAGATACGAGGGAAACTCCGTCGATAGTCTGCGTGCCGCTAAGTGTAATATTTGAAGCTGCAAGTGCTCTAACTGCGTTTTTGAAACTTAGACCATTAGCTAGAGCATCAACATATGATTTGCTAGCTACGTCAGTTCCGTTTGTAGGTGTACCAACGTTGGTAATTGAGAAGCCACCCATATTAAGGGAAGCAGCCATAGAGACAGTACCGGTTGAACGAATAAACGAAGCACCGTCTTGAAGTTGAGATGTTGGAAGATTTAGACCGGAGACTAGCGCTGATGCTGGAATAGATCCAGCCATTATCTGAGAACCGCCCCGAATTAGTGTTTGAGCCATTTGTGGCTCTCCTTTTAAAAGAGGCCCGATAGTAGCTGGACCTTAGCTTACAAAATGTATTTTAACTTTTGCTTATTTTATATAAGTCAGCATGATAAGGTCATCGGTATACAGATCTAAAGACTCTGGCAATACCAATACATTATTTATGACTTCATAAGCCGTTCTGGATTGGAGAAATCCATTTATAAACAGCATTGTTCCCGCCGTCGGGGAATCAGGTAAGGATAGGTTTTGAGCACCGTCTGCAGACAGAGTAAACTCTGCTTGCTCTAGGGTAAACGATGATGGTTCAGACCTATCTCCAGCTGATGTCGGTGGAGCTACAACCCCTACCGGAGTGGCAGGAGGTGTAGTTACTATCTGATCTATATCGTATTCATCATCTACGATTTCAGCAAGGTCAGATAGTCCCCGTATAAACCTATTGGGATTCGTGATCATTATGCCCTTCCGCTTCGCTACTTATGTTAGCACTATTCACTTTTATAGTTTTAATGTGCTGACCGTTCGACGTATTGTGCAGAGCAAATGAACCATCATCCAACTTCTTGATACCGATTGAGCCTTGGATAATACCGTCGAACTCGCTTGACTTCAGGCCTAGAAGACTCTTAATAGGCCGTTCAAACACTGGGTTTGGTAAGGATTCTGCTAGTTCGTAGTGTGTCCACTGCTTACCTCTTAATCCACCTGTCGTACCTGGATCGTACAAACCACCCTTTTCAGGTTCAAGATTCTTGGCACTCAGAAGTTCTGGTGAAAGAATCTTGCCATTTGACATACCTAGAATGTCTTGGTCTGTCATAGGAGATATTGTCAGCTTACCGTCTTTAATGCTTGTCTTGATACCAGACCCACTCAGATAATCAAAGAACTTCTGAGTTGAAAATGTCATCTTAGGTTTTGGCAAAGCTTGACCAGATCTAAACTTAGCCCAGTACTCTGAGTTTTCCTGTGACTTAAGCGTCGAGATTTCCTTAAGGTTCTTACGAGCATTTGAGCCAAGAAGACCAAGCATTTCCATGTACCCAACTGACTTAGAGCCTTCTTCACCGCCCTTCGTAGGTTGAAGTACATTATCGTAGCTTCCAACGTTACGAGCTGACCAGTTTTGGTCGGTAGTCTTGTACAGCTTCAGAAAGTACTGAGGGCCTGTAAGAATCTTGCCTAGATCTTTACCAGTCTTAGGATCCACCATCATATCAGTGTCGCTTACGCCTAGTTTATCAAGTTCACTCTTAAGCTGAGAAACGTTGCTTGACTTGGCAAAGTTATGCACAAAGTAAGGTTTCCCAGTCACCTTAGCAATCTTGCCAGCAGCAGTTTCCATAAGCTGACCCAAGTTAATACGTGAAGTTACTGAAGCGGGGTTAAGCAGAATATCAACCGGAGCGCCAGTCTCTTTCTTGAACGGCATTTCGTTATCAGAAAGAATCAGTGAAACAATACCTTTATTACCATGAAGTCCTGTTAACTTATCGCCAATCTCAAGCGGCTTAACTGAACGTACTAGAAGACGAATATTCTTGCCTTCAGTATGTGCATCTACTACAGTACCATTCTCTTCATGAGTCCAAGCTTCGCTAACTACTCGGTAAGGATTTACCAGCGATTTGTGAAGACGTGCAAGCATTCGGTCTTCTGACGTAGGCTCACGTTTTTCAAGCACAGCATACACTGGATCGCCGTGATTCATAGTTGCACCCACCTTAGCAAAGCCACGTTCATCTAGTTTCTCAAGCTGTTCTTTAGTGAACCTGCCCGGGAAGTGGCGAGCTAGCAAAGTCTTGCTCATAGTTGAGATAGGCTGTACTGCATAGTCAACCTTATATGCGTGATGGCTGCTTAGACTATCAGCACATGAACGGCTAATTACCAAACCGTCTTCGTGGTTGTAGCCCTTATACGGCATGTACGCAACTTCAAGATTTTTACCCAGCGCTAGTTCTCCGTCAACTGTGTAGTTGTTATCAGAAATAGGCTGACCATCTGCAACTCTATCGCCAACCTTAACGAGAGGCTTTTCATCATCAAGGAAACCCTTCATGTTGAACGGTAGATTTTTAACTAGATCTACTTTGTGAGTACGGCCATCTACGTCGTCTTTGATATGGATTTGTGACTTGGTGACGTTTGTGATTGTTCCAGCTACAGGTGCAATCGTGCTAATAACGTTGCCGATTGCCTTAGTGAAACTTACTCCACCACCAGTAACAGTCTGTACAAGAGGCTTCTCACGATTAACAAGTGAAAGCGCCTGGGGAATAGCTTTACCTGCCATCGTTAGACGGCCAGGGTGATTACTATTCAAGAACGGTACGAGGTTAGTCGTAATCGTGTACATGTCTGTCGTATCTGCAAGCCAGTAATCTACTTGGTTTACAGGAACTTCTTTAAGCGCACCCCGAACCTGAGCTTGTACTGTTTTCTTGCCTTCTTGATGTGGAAAGCCGATTGTGCTTGTCATCATTTCCTGCACTGACAGGTAATGTTGCTTTCCTTGTTTATCAAGAACTCGTGAATACAGATTTCCACTATCATCACGACGAGCGGAAATAGTGAAACGTTGGTCAATACCAGCGTGACCTGATTCCGGCGTACGGCTAGGATCGATAATGCCAAGGTGAGATGGGTCGATATCTCGTGCTGACATAGGTACGCCACGGTCTGAAGCAATACCGCCTTCACCGGCACCTAGTACAGTGACCTTTCCGACGCTTTCCAGGCTCTCTAGCGGGTTCGTTTCCGAAGGAGTAGATACCAGGTTAGAATCGATGATGTAGCCCGTCATAACCTTGTTATAGGGCTTGCTGACCACTACGTCACGCAGGGATGGATTCTTGGTCTTGTCAAGGCCTGCTAGAAGCTTACGACGGATGCTTGGGAGCATTTCGTGCTTGCTGAAACGAGTACGGATGAAGTCGGGCAGATTCTGAACACGTTTAAATTGCAGAGAATCTCGATTATCTTCTTCACGGTCACCTGCGTGTACTTGAACAAGGTTCTTCATAGCACGTAGAATCGATTCAGAATTAACTGAACCAAGTGACTTTCCTAGCGTAACCAAAGTTGTTTGCGGAGAAAGAGACGATGCTTCCATTGATTCACGGAGTTGCATGATCTTTTCTTCTGTACTGGCTGTTGGCTTTTGCTTACCAGTTGACACTAGCTTGCTGTATAGATCATTGATGATCTTTTGCTCTTTCCCTGCTGAGGAAGCAAGGTTGGCTTCCCAAACCTGCGCAGGAACATACTGACTTACTTCTTTGGGACCAATGCCAAAAACTCTTGAGACCAACGGTCCAAGAGGAATAGTTGAAGACGAGCTTGCAGGATGTACTGAAAACTGGAATGTCTGTGGATCAAGCGTAATGGAGAAGCTTCGACCTGAGCCAGTGTTGAAGTGAGACTCTAGTTCGCCAGTTTCTTTACTACGAGTATAAACTCCAGGGTTAAGCTGGAGCTGATTTGCTACTGAGTAGTTATTACCCTTATAAAGCATCGTGTGCTTTGGAGTAATGTGGAATGCATCCATCAAAGAGAAATTCTTATTCTCATCAATTACTTTGCCAGTAGCCTTGTCGATCAGTTTGATGTGACCACGAATAGGATATGCAAGAGACTTTGATTTAAGAATCGCATCTTTCTCATCAAGGTGAGTGAACTCTTTTGGTTCGGTGCGAATATCTTCAAGAGTAAGAACATAATTCTTACCCTCGATAGGGAATTGAGAAGCGATGCCTTGCATTAAGGAAGCATCCACACGTTGGCGAATTTCCTTAGGCGATGAAAAGATAAGTTGTAGATTATCGGCTGGTGTCGGCATCTCGTGTCTCTAATTGCAGGTAGCTCACTACCATATAGTATTTGTCCATAAAGGTAAATTTATCCTTAGTCAGAATAATAATACCTTGTCCTTTAACTGCTTTGGTTTCTATGATTTCAAGCTCAGCTCGTGAGCCTGGATCCATAATGTCGATCTGTGCGTATTTTACTGAATAGTTCTTGAAATCACTTTCATCGACCGGTTTCGGGCCGAAGCCCGGAAACGCCATTGGTTCAGCTGTGATGATTCCATTTGTAACGCCATCTTTTGAAGCCATTTAATTTCCTTTACTGTTGCGCAGCAGGGCCGCTGGAAGTATCATTTTGCTTCTCTTCGCCAGAGCCATTTTGGTGTTCTGGTTGCCCTGCTCCGTTAGTGGGTTCGTCAGCAGAATCTTCCTCTCCGCCTGGAGCACCTGGAGCTTGACCAGGCTGTCCTGGGATCGGTTTGCCATCCGGACCAACCTGTTGCATAGCCATTTGTGCCTGCTGGTTTTCTGCGTACTCTTCTAGAAGCTTAGCGACTAACATGAACATCGCATAATCTTCTAATTTTAGACGGTTAAGTATAGCACGTTTTGTACCATCATCAGCAGTATAAAGCTGTTCAGCGATTTGTTGAGCCTTAGCCAGAGCCGTCTTGTAATCATTGTTACGGTCGAAGCTGTCTCCTGTTTCACGAGCGGCCAAGTACGTACTTTGATCTACTTCTAGCTTCGTCTTGACTTCGCTAACTGCACGACTAATAGCGTCTTCCCTCATTTTGTCCAGTTCTTCTGAAAAGTTCATACCAAAAGATTCGTACAGACTAGACAGTGATCCATTATTACTTTGGACAGCTTGGATAAGCATTTGCTGTAAGTTAAGATCATCAGTAAGCTTGAACGGCGCAAGGTCTACTTCACAAGTTTCAAGGTTCAAGTACTTCGATACACGAGACATAATCCATGAAATTAAGTCACCGATCTGCCCTGTGTAGCAAAGCATAGTATTTTCTAGAAGACGTAGTCCAGTAGTTGAACTTGTCCAGTTAGTCGTACCTGCTAGCAATTCTCGTGAAACGCCAAGAGCCAGAAGAATCGAATCTTCAGCTTGTTGAATCTCTGAAGCTACTAGAAGACTCTTACCCTCACCGCTAATTGCTTGATATCCAATAGGAACAGGCGCTACTACAACGTGATTATTATCTTGCTTATGCTTGACCAAATTAGCCTGCATACGCTCAACGAAGTTACGTAGACTGATCTGTGAAACAGGATCGCTGTTTGCTGTCTGAGCTTGCGGGAAAATCACACGAAGCGGAGACATAAAGTCAGTTGCTACAGACTCGTTAGCCTTTCTTAGCGTTGCTTGATAGAAAACAAGATAGAACAGAGAGATAAGCGGTGGAACTGCAACGCCGTTAATCTGCTGACCTGCTGAGAGATTTTGCAGATGGAACAGATTATTTCTATCGAACTTAAAGTCTTGATTATTCTCTACAGCTTCTACGAAACCCCAAGGTACACTATTTACAAAAAGCTTATCACCTTCTCTAATTTTGCGTTTAACGTCGTTAGGGATCTTGTAGTAGTACTCGTATTCACCAGTAATAGGGTTGAAGTTAACGTTGATATTGATCGGATCCCATTGAATCAGATTCATGTCTTCAACATTGTTTGACTTAGCATCTCTACGAGTAAACGTTACTCCCTTGGCTCCACAATGAGGGCAATCACCCACGAATTTATATGTTTTGAATTTTGTGAATTCAGCGTTCTTAGCATTGAAACCTTGACTGCAAGATGGGCAATGCAGGGTTCTATGAATAGGAAAGTAAATCGAGATAAATACGTTACCGATGGTGTAGTATTCGAATCCGATATTGTGAAGCGCTGATTTAAGCTTGAAGCTTTTGAATACTTCTTCGTACTTTCGTTTTGTAGCTTCTGATTTTGTACGTACAACGAACTCTGTAATAGGGTACGTTGCAAATTTACGTATGACTTCAGTCGTCACCGGTGATTGAACGGTGATGTATTTAGCCCATCTGATTACATCATGTAGATTTCTTGGTAGAAACTGATTTGATACTGAGAACCACGGACTTCCGGCAGTTGCGAAATTGCCTGCTCCCGGTAGGCCACCGGAAGTTCCAGGAATAGGAGGAGGTTGATATGGTGTGTAAAAGCCGTTATTTGACATGTCGGGGCCAGATTAATTGATAACCGTATTTTAAACTGACCCCTGGTTCAAGTCAATTGGTAAAAATTCAATTTTTTGAGGTCGATCTTGGTATAAGTAAAGTACCGGAAAGACATACTGTTTTTGGCCATCAGAAGCGGTATTCAATTTTCAGGGTCGCAGCTTGGTATAAGTGCTGTGTAATAATAGGTAGGTTCCTCCCATTCAAATCCTTTCAAGGAGCATCACCATGACGACGCAAAAACACGAAGCAGGCAAGCCGGAAAGCAACAAGACGGAAAACGAAGGCGTGGCCGACGAAGTTCGTATGGCCCGTGAACGTGCAGAAGAGCTGGAACTCGAAAACCGCCGTCTCCATCAAGAAGCCCGTCAAGCCAAGAAGGCTGCCGGTCGCTACGAAGACGCTGCGGCAATCGTGGAAGGCGAAGGTCGTGTCGGAGCATTCTTCCGCCACATGAACCGCACTGTCCTGGCTGCAGCTGGTCTGGCAGCGGGTGCAGCTCTCGGTGTCGGTGGCACGCTGCTCGTGCAAAGCCGCATGAACCGCACGGCAGTCGGTAGCACCGGTACGGACCACGCCGATATCCATATCGACGCGGAGTGAGCAGTACAGGGACGCTGGAGAAATCCAGCTCCCTCCCTTCACCGGGAAACCGGGAACCTCGACCCGGTTTTTTAGTTTCCTCAAATAAGGTCGATTATTGGTATAAGTATATTGTAGTAAGTATTAGATAACTAAAAACGAATAAAACCCTTACTTTTAAAAGGTGCGGATTCCGCTCAACATTCAAGTATTCGTTTCACTTATTTAGGAGTTAGTCATGTCCCAACACAAGCCCCGAACCACAGATAAAGAGGCACAGTCATCGAGAGTTATTGGCAGCGTCTTCAAAGAGATGGTTCACTCTGCTGGAGTTGTTGTTGGTGGGCTCTTAATTTCTGTGCTGCTTGTCTCCCAGGAAGGGCGCACATTGAGACACCACTAATAATTCTAAACAGGCCATGTATGGGCGGATTCAATGAAGAGTCCGCTCATCACACAAGTTTCACAACGGGTGTAGTTTCATCTGGAGTTTTAAAAATGGCGTACAAAGAAAAGCCGTTCATCGATGAAGAGTTCGGGGATGAACTCAACGCGGAGAAAGTAGTGGGTGGTTTCTTGAAAGGTGTTCTCACCGTAGCGGGGGTTGCGTTGATGGCCGTCATTGCCGGTTACAGCGCCGGTATCGCCCAGGAGAATTACCGGGCGTCGAGAGCCAAGGCGAGTGGTCTTGACTCTGCCCGCTCACAGAGGTAGGGGCCACCCTGACATATATGAACCACAGGAACTCGAAAATCAACAAGCCGAGGCCGACTATGTCAGGGGTTTCAAATCAATCTCAAGATTGGCAAGACCAGCTTTTGGAAATTGGAAGCGTCCTTGGTAAACGAGATCGAGATGCAATCGGCGGTTATGTCTCAAACCGTCACGTCCGTCGTAAGGAAAGGAGGAACCCCGAACCTAATCCGTTCGAGGGTGTAGTATTCCAGGCAGTAGATGTAGAGGTGGACGTACCTGTTGTAAGCAGTGTAGGTAACCTATACGATGCACACCACGAGGCGGGGATATACCCGAGGGGCATCGGAGTTGAAGCTGTAAGTAGTAACGAAGACGGCCAGCTTCAGGTTATGTGCAGTGATGAAAAAGGTGAAGAGGCTGATATGAGTTTAAAGAGCGAAGACCCATTTCTTCCAGCCGGTAGAAATGCAAACCAAGATAAATCTCCTAAGGGGAAATATAGCGGCTCACGCAATGCCGCAAAAAATGATGACGATCATGGCGAAGAGGTAGGCCTTACGGAAGAAGAGCAAGAAGAGCTTGACCGTAAGCATAAACATGGCGAACGAGTAAAGAAGACGGTGGCAATGTCAATCTTGACCGTTGCAACGTGCGCAATCGTTGGCGGCGTTGCCGTAGCGATTACGGGCTTGCTTGGAAATCACAAGTCCAATATCATGAACCTCTAAACTAATTATTCTAAAGGCCCGTGCCCCACACGGGTCTTTCTTAAACTAAGGATATTACCGGACAAAATAATGGCATTAGCAGATTTCAGTTTTAAGAACCCACAGATCCTTAACTACTTCAAAGGATCTGATTCATATGTTCCCTCATCGGAACTTATTTTTATCCATTCACACCCTCTCGTGAAGCCTAATTTTTTAGATGAGATGGAGGCTATGATTCTTCGAACAAGCCAGCTCATAGATCAAAAGAACATCAGAGGCGCTGTAATCGATAAGCTAGGTAAGCTTGCAATGAAATTCGGGGCTGAACTCCCGACTATCAATCAAGAGAACGCCCCGACTATTCTGTCTCACTTACGAGACATCTATAAGGTGTGTGACGGCTTACTGAAAAACAACAATATCGTGAATACGTAAATTGCCAGTGTTGGTATCAGCAGCGTTTGAGCCAAGTCTATTCAGTGTAACGAACAACTTCTCTTTGTTGATTACCCACTGGTTATTAACGAAGCCTGAGAAAGCAGTTGAAGGAATGATAGCAGTTGCAGTTGCATATGTTTGAGCTGCGTTTGCTGAAACATTCATTGCTACTGTTTCGATAGTTGTAGTCGTAAGACCAGCAGTCGTACTGTCACCAACTCCAACAGCTAAATATGAAAGCTGTAGAGCAAAATTGTTACCAGCAACGTCGCCTGAAAAAGCAATACGAAGCTTAATAGGTACGTATGGATTGGTGTTCTGACTGCGCAGTGGCATAGGTACGGCAACTCCTTGAGTAGCCGCATCTGCGAAGTTCCAAACTGGAACACCTGCAACTGCTACTTGTGTAGCTGAGTTGCTAAGAAGTGCAGCAGGAGTTACTGATTGGTTAATACCCTTAATAAACGGTGCTGCAGCATTTGCAAATACCGTAGGATTAGTGACACCGAACGTAACAACGATTGTGTACAGCGGGAACCAGCCAGCATCAATAGAAGGTTCTACTTGAGTTCCTGTAGGAGCCTGAGTACCTGCCTTTAGCTGAAGCTTCAGTTCTTTGTTCAGAAGCAAACAAGGTAGGAATGTATTCGTAGAATCTAGGAATGAAGCAGGAAGCCCTGAAGAGGCCATATTCACTGATGACAAATCTGAGAACTGAGCTTCAACGACGTAAGCAATTGAAGTTCCAGCGTTTGACGGGGAAACAAGGTTAAAGCTTACAGGAGCGAATAGTAGAGCCTGCTTAATAGTCGTTTGGGCAATGCTATCGTTCGTTGCTTGAGCTTGGTAAACAGCGCCAGGATTTACAGTGATAATGTTTGAGCCTGGGAAACTTACTGTTAACCCGGAGATAACCATTGAGTTGTTTGCGTTGGAGAACAGATCTTGAAAGACAGACGCCATAGCAAGCTCATTGATAAGCACAGCACGCCTAGCAGAGTCGCCACCGCCCGAACCGATAGTTGAGATGTTAGCAGCTAGATCCGTTAGAGGTCTGTTATCGACTGCGTAATGATATGGGTCGAACTGAGTGAAGTAACGCACTGGTGTCAGTGAATTGCTATCCTGAGCGACGAAACCTGGTGTAGACATATTTGTTTAATTCCGATTGAGTTATGGTACAATATCTATGGCTTATTTTACAGCAATTATTTTTAGTCTTCAACTATGAAACTCACAGAAAACGGCATTGTCTACGAATATCACGGAGACACTATTACAAGGCGTTGGCCCTGGCGTGATCGTCATGGCTCAAAGTATTTCAGCCAGCAGTACTCTATGTACTTCAATAGCTTCAATACATATTGGAGACATGTAGGCATTGCCGAGTCTGCGTTTGTAAAGTCTGATAGCAAGCTTGAAGGCTTTTCATATGCAGAAGTATTGGGACAGTGGGTGCGAGTTCAGTATCCTCATGAAAGCGTTGTTGTTCTCAAAGACATTAATGCTCAAGAGAGAGGAATTTCATTTTGGGCCAAAATTCCCAAAGAGAAGATTGAGCACATTCAGAAAGACGTTATTGTACTTCGCTGTGGAAGTAAAGAAAAAGCCTGCGAAATCGTAGACTCTATTGAACCAGCCTTCGCTGAAGCATTTGCATTCGCAGGCGGTATTTTAATTAATTACAACTGATGAAAGGATACGCTTTTTTAGACGCTGACGGTAGAATGCAATACCGTTCACAAGAATATATCGACGTTGATAATCCGTTCTTCTGGCAACAGAATAGATACGACATTCTACGTAAATGGAAGTTCGATACAGAAGATATGGCCTCGATGTTATTCATGTTTCGTCATTTACGAGACTTGAGGCTTAGCGCAGATTTAGTAATGGAATTCTGTACGATGATAAACTTTGATGTTGAAACACTGAAGAATGCTAATAAAGTTTAACCAGAATAAAACAAGAGTTCTATTCATAAATGAAGATATTAAAGAATATAAGAAGCTAATGGACTTCCCGGCCTTTCTACGTGAAGGGCCTTACTTCTATGTTCCCGCAAAATGGGGTGCTGCTCGTAATGTGTACATGCGCATGAGAAGCGAATTCCCCAAGATGAAATTCTTAATCGATAAAGATGTTCATGAATTTCTGACTTCAACTCCCAAGCTTAGAGAAATCCCAGAATCGTTCAGGTTCTTTACAGAGCCTATGGACTTCCAACGCATTGCTTTGCGCTATTTATATACAGTTGGAAGCGGGGGTATTCTTTTAGATCCAGGTATGGGTAAATCTAAGGTTACTCTGGACTACATTGCTCTAATGGGATTTAAGAAGGTTGTAATCGTATGTCCTAAACCTCTTCTATTCGTATGGGAAGATGAAATCAAGTTTCACCGTCCCGACCTTAACTATTACACTGTTAAAAGCACTGATTGGGCGAAGGAAAAAGAAGGGATCGAAAAGCACCAAGTTACAATCATCAATTACAACAAGGCTGTAGCGTTTGAAGAGAACCTAAAAGAAGTTGGATATGAATATATCCACTTGGATGAGTTTCTAATCAAGGATCCAAAGACTACGAGAACTAAGTCTTTGACAGAGTTGTCCAGAGTGATTAACTATCGTTCTGGCGGATCTGGTACTTTGATAAATAACTCCATTATGGATGTGTATTGTCCAGTGCGGTTTTTGGAGCCAGCATTAGTTGGACTTAACTATCGAAACTTTTTGGATCGACATACCGTAAAGAAGCTTATCAAGAAAGAAGATAACTCCGCTGTAAACGCTATTGTTGCATTTAAAGGTATGAATATTGCAAGGTCAATTCTTGAGTCATGCTGTATCGTAATGACTAAAGAAGAATGGCTTAAAGGCAAGATTCCGGAAAAGGTATTTCATGACGTTTATGTAACGCCTTCTCAAGAACAGAAAGACGTTTATGACTCGCTTGTAAGAAACTACATTGCTGAGTTCAAAGGCAATTTTATCGAGATTGATAATCCACTGGTTATGCTGAGTAAGCTGTATCAGATTTCAAATGGATTTTTATACAAGACTGAAAAGGCCGAGACTGATCTCAAGCAGAATGACGCATACGCTGCGAATGACATGGATGATCTTCTCCAAGATGGTAAGGAGCGCAAGCGTAAACCAAAGCGTGAAACTCTGTTTTTCGAGAATCAACCGAAGATTGAAGCTCTCAGAAAGATCTGTGTAGAGAAGATTCCAACCAAGAAAGCGATTATCTGGTTTAATATGTCAGCCGAGCTTGAGCTTATCGAAACGATGCTTAAAGCGGAGGATAAGACGTATTCAGTTATCAAAGGTGGAGAGTCAAATATCGGCAAAAAGGTTCGTGAATATAATGCGAATCCTGCAATCCAGTATTTAGTCTGTCAAGCTAAGGCGGTTAACTACGGCATTACCGTTCTTGGAACTACGCTTGAGAAATTGGAGGACTCGGAGAATGAATATGAGATGATGCCTAACATCAATCCCGAAGTTCACACCGAAATCTTCTACAGTATGAACTTTAGCTTAGAAGTATATCTGCAACAACAAGACCGTATTCACCGAATCGGTCAAAAACACGTATGTGAGTATTATCGTATATTCGCAAACACAACCGTTGAACATCAAATCAGAAAAGCAGCCATTGATAAGATGAGCATTCGAGAAGAACTCCTCGTTGATATCGCTCATAAACTTAGAGAATTAGATACGAATTTGGTATAAGGTTATTGGGTAAACCTGTAACTTTTTACCGGATTTCAAAATGTGGATCTGCGTTCCCTGTCTTAAGCAGGCCAGTAAGAAAGTTCCTAAAAACTTGCTTATTCGTGCCTGCGATATCTGCCATACACCAGCAGTTGAATGTGCTATCGAGCAGTCAAAAGTCAATATTGAAGCTCCGAATTGGCATAAGTATTCTGAGAGCAAGGATAGTTTTTCCAGTCCGGATCCTTTCAAGATCCCTGATAACGGCTTGTATCTCTGGCTTAGACCACAACACTAACACGTAGTAAGACCTACCAAAGAAAGGTAAAGAACAATGAACGCTCCCGAAGCACGCACCCTTTTCGATGAATCGTCGGCTCACAACCAAATCACTGCAGCAGTGAATGGTTGGATTTCGAAAAATCCCCAGCATACCCGCGAGGCTCTTGCCGAAGCTGAGGCAGAAATTCGCAGCCGCATTCTCGAAAGTCGCAGCAAGGGCAAGTACCTGAACTCCAAACCTGTCCGTGATCTTCGCAAGTCCGGAGTTGCAACGCTGATCGCTGAACACGGCTGGGAATACGTCACGGTGAAACAGACCGTGGAAGTAAAGGGCTCTGGACGAAATCAAGAAGCGCCGCGCAATGTATTCGAAGCGTTTCTGTACGAAATGATTTCTGACTTCGACACGCACTTCGTGGATCGCACAGTGTCGTTCCTGTTCCACAAGTCCAGTGCCGGTAAGGCTTTCTGCCTGGAGTATGCAATTGCTCTGCAGAACCCGGCTGACACTCCGGACAGCCTCGTAGCAAAAGAACTCGTTGTGACGCGGATGCTGGAAGGCAAGACGATCAAGATGTACATGAAGGACGACAGCTCGGCAATGTCCGACGCTGCGCAGTTCCTGATCGAGAACGGTGCGCTGGAGTTGTACTCGCAAGCGTATCTGTAAAAACCGTATTCCCGGGGGCCGTGCTAAACCCACGGCAGTGAATACTCAAGTAGATGGCCAACCTACAAGAGTGTAGTCTCCTATTGGCAAAACCAATCGCAGTATCAAAAACCAACCAATCAGTAAAGGAGCAACACCATGAAACGCAACCTCATCGCTGCAGCAATCCTGTCCTTCGCTTCGATCGCAGCTTTCGCCGGTAACGGCAATGGCAACGGCAACAACAACGGTGGCGCAGTCTCGGGCGGCGTCGCCGGTCAAGCAGAAATCGGCGGTCAGATCACGGTCGGTCAAGTCAACGCAGGTCTGTCGGCTTCGAGCCAAACCAGCGGCAACGCCGTGTCGTCCACGAAGGTCTTCGGCCCGAATGCGTACAGCACGCAATCGACGATCTCGACCGGTGCGGGTACGACCACTGCAAGCGTCGATGTCAAGCCCAACAGCGTGACGGCCACAACCTCGCAAGGTGCGGTCTCGAACGTCGTGTCGAACTCGAACCAGTCGTCGCAACTGCCGACGCTGGACGACAAGGGTCTGCTGATCAACGGCACCGCTGGCGTGGCTCAAGTGCAGAACACCGCCGCAGCCGCAGCAACGCAAACCATCGTCGGCGTGACGGGCATGGCTGGCATCGAAGGCTCGGCAGGTCTGTCGGCAATCGGCCACGTTGCTGGCTTCTAAGCAGCGAGTAGTAGAAGTACCGTAGTAAAAGGCCACAGGTAGGGGCGTACTGATGGGGTACGCTCCGCCTACATAACGATACTAAATTCTGGGGTAGTTAACATGAAACGCTTTGCACGAGTTATCCTGAGCACTGCTCTGGGATTGGTAATAGCTTCGACCGCAATGGCTCAGAACAGAGTCAACGCGGATGTGAATAGCACGAACACCAGCAATGCTGTCTCGCAGACCGAGGCGAGCAATCAAGGTGTCAGCGCTACGAACAACTTCAACACGACTTCGCCGGAACATACCTCCACCGATGTGCATTACTCCGGTGTTACGGGTTCGAACACGGCAGTCGGCCTGGGATCGTTCTCCAGCTCATTCTCATCGGACTATTGCGGCGGTACGCAACAGGCCGGTATCAGCGTCCCTTACGCAACACTGGCCGCTGGTGGGCCGGTGCTGAAGGAGCCAGGCGTAGCTTGTGTGAACACACGTGCAGCAGTACACACGATGGAGTTCTCGGCAACGTATGGCAACGCCGCAGCACGTGCATTGGCTCTGGCGGATGAAGCCAAGAAGCGCAACGATGCACAAGCTGCTGCAGAGTATCAAAACAGCGCTGCGGGGTATGCAGCAATGTCGGGGAAGTTGGCTCAAGCTTCGGTAAACATGTTGTGCAATTTGTCAGACGATGTGCGTCAAGCGTATCGTGATGCAGGAGTTTCGTGCCCGGAGACCAAGCAGGAAAAAGTTGCTGCAGAAAAGCAACAAGCAGTAGCTCATAACGAACCGACGGATCCATTCGTCCGGGAACGTATGGGCCTTGCGTCGCTGAAGTAAACCTGGACAGAGGGCGAGGCTTAGGCTTCGCTCTCTACCACGTATAACCAAAAAAAGGAAAACGCCAAAATGAACTTCGTTCAAGCACTCAAGAAACTGTTTCAAAACAAGTCGATGCTCACACAAGGAGAAGCGTCGGCAGACGTGAAAGTTGAACCTCTCCCTCTTGACATCTATCAGGACTTGCCAGACATCGGTGAGCACCGCCAGCAGATCATGGAAATGATCGCCAAGATGCATCCGGAAGTGGTTTACGCAGAGCAGGCGACGATTCGTCACAATCGCCGTGCGGAATACAAATCGATACACTTCTTACGCACTGAAAGCAAGCGCAAGTGGGCGTACGATGTCAAGGTTGCAAAAGGCGAATACACTACGGACAAGCTCGTACGAGTTGCGCCGCAGCAACGTCGTACTTTGCAAGCAGTCTGATTGAGGTTAAACTCAGTCAAAGGGCTTCTCGATTCACTTCGAGCAGCCTTTTTTTACTTTTAAATGGAGGTTTTACACACATGGCTTATATTCACCGATGGGTAGGAAAGTTCTTCCCCGCACTAGTTGTAACGGTGCTACTCTCGGCGTGCGGCTCTCAAGAAGTCAAATTTGATAATTCAATCAATACGCCTGTTTTAGCAACCACACCCGCACGGGAATCCACTGTCTTAAATGCTGCGTTACAGCAACAAGATACTTTCTCTTTATATGAGTTCGTAGGCTCAGACGAACCACAAGAGACGAAAGATCAGAGAAGCGCAAAACTGATCAAATTTGTTGCAAGTAGATTCAAGAAACCTGAATGGTTCATTGAAAAGATCGTGGAAGCTGCCAAGAAGTATTCTCGGCCAGATTTTCCAACAGCATATGATATTCTTGCAATCATTGCTGTAGAGTCTACTTACAACACAAATGCGCAGCACAGAGGATCGTGGGGCTTGATGCAAATAGAGGCTAAATCTCATCGTGCAAAGACGCGTGGTGAAAGTCTTAAAAACATCGACACCAACATTCGTGTAGGAACGGAGGTTCTAAGCGAGTATTATAGTATCACACATAGTAGGTCAGGAGCAATTCAGGCTTACAATATCGGAATCGGTAATTTCTTGGCTGGTGGTCGAGCCAAAACGTACCTGTCAAAAGTTAACAAAGAGAAGTCTGTCATCAACTCGATTTAGCTCAATTCACAAGTCATAACTTGGTATAAGAGAATTGGGTAAAACAATCTTTTTTGGAAGGACAAGTTCCAAATGAAAAACATCGATATGCGGCACATGCTCACTGAGCAAAAAGTAATAGCGGACAAGGAAGATCTGAAGGTTTTCGGCGGCTTGATTGTGATGGTTGTTGCTATCACGATTCTGGCTTCGCTCACCATTCAATCCTTCTGCTCAGGGTCCAACGTCTGCATGTAACGCTCCATTCGGAGGTGTGACATGTTTGTGTTCCTGTTCAAAGCGTCCGTCCTAATCCTGACTGCAGCGGTTCTAATCATGATCTTGATTGCAGTCATAGTCTCTGGAGTAGTCGGAGCTATCCAAGGAGCAGTCGAAGGGATCAAGGAAGGGAAGAAGAAGGAATGAAAGAGGCGCTCCGAAACTTGGAGCGTCTTTTTTTACGTTTCGAAAGTGAGTCGCTTTTTTTAGATTAATAACCAATTAGGGGAGCGACTTTGGAATTACAAACATGGACAAAATTAAAAGACCGGTTTACAATAAATTACCTAATCAGGTACGGGTACTAGGTAAGATTTTCAAGATTAGGTTTATGAAGGACGATGAGTGGGAAGATGCTGATGGCATCATGGAGCTTGATTCTCAGAACATTTTAGTCAGAGAGAAGAAAGCGTTGGCGTATATGCAAGACACGTTACTTCACGAAACCATTCACGCTATCGATGAAACCCTAATTACAGGGATGACTGAACAGCAAGTAAGTAATATCGCAAGCGTGTTACTAGCGGTGCTTAAAGATAATCCTGAATTCACCAGCTGGATACTACAAAATGAGTAATGAACTAACACACGTGAAGAGACCTTCTATTTGGTTTATCCACGGGGCTAACGCAACACCTACTTCTTTCTCTGCTATTCAAACCAAACTTCACGAGTTTGAAGAAATGAACGGAGCAGAGTTTGTAAATGTACGGTATGACTGTCAAGAACCTATTGCAGCTACTGTCGAAATAATCGCTGAGTCACTTCCTTCAGACAGACCTATTTATTTGATCGGTCATAGCCTAGGCGGGGTTTTAGCAGTAGCAGTTTCACAAAGAGTTAAACACTTTGAATTAAACAAAGACATTAAAGGTATTATCACTATGGCTTCACCGATTGGTGGATGCGAAGGTGCTGATTATCTTCAATGGCTATTTCCACACTATCATCTTTTCAAAAACATTTCTACAAAGAATAGAGTAGTCAATGACATTAGGGCCGTAGGCGCTGTAGTACCTACACTTAACTTCATTACAACTTCTGGTAACAATCCTATTTATCCAGAAGCTAACGATGGCGTAGTAACAGTCAATTCTCAGCGAGCGCTTAAGGGTGCAAAGAAAATCGAGGTTGCATATAATCACTTCGAGGTTCTTCTTAGCGATACCGTTGTGTCACATATCAAATCAGCAATTTTCAATCCAGACCAAATCTTTGGAATAGAGTTTAGCGTTCAAGCAGTTCAAACTTCTGCTGATTAAACTAACCGTTTTTCTTTGGTATAAGCCTCTTAGTAAAGATATCTTTTTAGGAGGCTTAATTGTACCAAGCTAGTAGAATAGACTTTTGTGTTCAGGCAGACTCAGAGTCTAACGCCGATCTCATTATCGGAACTCCAGAATATAACAAACTCAGATACCCAAAAAGTCCATTCGAAGGGTCAGGTAAACCTTCTTGGAAGCATACTATTGAACGTGAGTTGAAGTTGAAGGCAGATAGGAAGTGGAAATACTCAAGAGGCTCTCACGGCAATGTATACCATGTTGCGAGTGGCTTTTTCAGTAATGATGTTTCTCATTGTATTTCTTTGAATCTCCATCTTAAAACTAAGTCGTTCGAGTATCTTCCTAAAACTGGACAGATCTTTTTATACGGTCAATATGTAGCTTCCGTAAGAAAGGACAACAATAGGTTAGGATCTTTTACGTTAAGACATATAAATACCAAAGAGACTAGGTATAGGTTGTCTTCTTTGGGCGTGAACCTTGTTTCTAGAAAAGGTAAAACATACTGGAAGATGAAATTTCCAGGTGATTACTTAGAATCAGTAATGGCTGACTATGGCGGAGAAGAAAGGCTCCAACAAGCATTCAAAAGTATCTTTCCAAAGATAGGAATCAAGAAGAGCGACGACGCCGGAACACTTTCTGACTACCCAGTGTATTTCGTAGAGTGTGAACTTCTGACTAACGTAGAATATCCTATATATCAAAACGAGTATTACAATCTCAGTCATTACTGTTCGACTACTTACGTAAGTATTCCGTCAGATATCTTTGAGTATAGTAGAATTAGAAAGGGTTTACAGAATGAGCAATTGCAGTTAGAATTTGAAAATGAAGATGAAGTAACATTTGAGTCTTGGTGAAATGGAAGAAATTGAAAAATTGAAGGTTGTAGCTCTTGATCAGTATTTAGGAGATCAGAACTATGCTCAGGTAGAAGATTTGCTGGCAACGTGTTCATTGAACCTGTCAGTAGCTCTATCTAGCATTCTACTGAAGGTATACGAAGTAAGAGGCACTGGCAAGAATCCAGACCTAGATTCTATAGCTAAAGATTTGAGAACTATCATCCAGCATGTTGCTGTAATGGCTCATTGCTTGGATCTCTACGTTCCTGAACTAGAAGAGTTAGAGGAATTCATCGAGGATGAGTTCGATGATGACAGTCTAATGGACACTACGATGTGCGCTCTCAGCATTCAGCACATCTACTCGAATATGATTCTAGATCACTATGCTGGAGGATTTGATTCAGACAATCCTGACATGGTTGATCTGGATATGATGCAAGTTGGAATCATAGATATGCTAGCTAGTACGCTTGCTATCTGCAATCGCTACAAACTTAACTTTATACAAGTCATTGTCTACGGGTAATAATTCGTGGGTTTTTGGTATAAGAGTATTGAGGAAGATTGCATTGTTGTCGCTAAAGAGACGTACTTGTCCTACGTCACTTTCCAGCTCCAAACGGTGAAGGCCAATCTTCCTCCCTCTCAATTAATTTGGTGAAACAGCCATGCAGGAAGAATACAAAAGCGACATCCTTTCTTTTTTCCCCTTGAAAGAAGCGAGGCCTACACAAAAAGTAACGTTGCTAGAAATAGACAAAGCGTTTCATGAAGGTAAGAAATTCGTAATTCTTGAAGCGCCAGTTGGATCTGGCAAATCAGCAAACGCCATGACTTTCGCTAAGAAGTTCATGGACTCCCACTTAATCACTCCTCAGAAATCCCTACAGAATCAGTATTACGAAGACTTCTCAGACGACACAGTTCTGATGAAAGGCCGTAATGCGTATCCTTGTACTCGAAGCAAGAGTCGCAAGATTTATCTGAAGGTGATTAATGATATCAATAAAGGTCAGGTAAGACAGCCTGCTCAAGGCGAAGACAATTGTGCTACAGCTCCGTGTCGCAATAGTGAGACTGTGTACAAGATGTGTGTTGAGCATCAAGGCCCCTGTCCTTACACAGCAGCAATCGAAGTAGCGCAGCAGCATCACACTGTAATTCACAATGTTCATTCGTTTATTTTTCAGACGAATTTCGGTGAGAAATTTCAGAAACGTAAGTTGATTGTTATCGATGAAGCTCACACAATCGAAGATATCGTACGAGATTTCATCACGAAGAAGGTGACGCTCAAAGGTCTGGTTGGAGCTGAGTCTACTCCCGGCGAACCGTCTATCGATAAGTGGTGCGATTTCTTTATGTCAGACAAGTTTCTGCCAGAAGTAAGCGCCTCTGAGAGGGCAATGAAGGAACTGGATGAAAACTATCTCACAGAACGTGACAAGTACTTAGAGCAGATTCTGTCGTTCAAAGATAAAGCCGAGTATTACGGAGAAGCATTTACTGTCAAACGTACTCCGAATTATCTTGGAGATCGATGCATCAACACTGCTTTTGAGTTCATTCCTCATAACGTAGGTAATGCTCCGTCTAAGCTGATGTTCGATTATGGTGAGCATGTGCTTCTGATGTCAGGTACTATTTATGACAAGAACATGTATTGCAAGAGCATCGGTATCAGACCTGAAGATGCGTACTTCATTCGTGTTCCGTCATCGTTTCCGGTGAAGTCTAGACCGATCATTGTAAAACCGGAGTATCAAGTTGATACTTCATTCGCAAACTGGAATGATAACTTCAAAGACATGATCGGCAAGATCAATAAGATTTTGAATATCTTCCACGACGTTAAAGGGTTGATTCATGTTCCTTCCTATCAAGCGGCTGAAGAAATTGCAAGCTGGTTGCCACCCGGAAGAGTTATATGGCACGATAAGTCTAATGTCCAAGAGAGGTTGTCTGAGTTCTACGCCTCCGATGAGCCCAAGGTTTTCCTGTCTCCGGTCTGTCAACAAGGTGTTGACTTCAAATACGATAGATCGAGGTTCCAGATCATTCTTCGTGTACCGTACCTTAATACGTCGGATGAGTTCGTAAATTACAAAGTCAAAAACGACTTTCCCTGGTACAATTATAAAGCACTAGTAGTCTTCGGCCAGCAGATTGGCCGGGTTAATCGTGCTGAAGATGACTTCGGGGTTACGTTCTTGATGGATTCTCGTTTTAACAACTTTCTAACGAAGAATTCAACCAAGCTTCCGAAGTGGTTGAAAGACTCATTTGTTTACAAATAAGGAAGGTATGTTTTTCCATATCAATGAAAAGACTCTCAAAGATGTAATTGAAAACCAGAAGAAGAGAGACGAAGAAGCTTTCGGAAAGTCTGGTACACAAAAACAAGGCCCTGAATATGATGGCCATGCACTTCGATTCCTAACGGGGTTTGACGGTTCGATCATTATCGATGCAGAACCCTCTCTCGTTAAAGAAGTTGAAGGAGACAAAAACGCCCCACCAGAACCGGTCGATACGTTGACTAATCTTGGCTGGATTAGAAAATCGTAGAGAGCGGTATGAATGTAATGTTTGTGATTTACCTTGTTGCCCTAGGGTTGTGTACTTGGTTTGGTCCCAAGGTTTCAGCTGTGCTCGACAGCTACAATGTTGAAAAAGAGAGTACTAACAGGGATGCGTTCGTTGCTTTCACTATTGGACTCATTCCTGTATTCAACATTTTCTTCGTATTCTTCGGAGCTTGGCTTTTGACTGACATTCTTCGTGTCATGAAAGAGTCAAAGAATGGTAACACAGAAGCAGTTAAAGAATTTAATAAGAAATTGAAGGAGTTGTTCCCTGAGCAATAATCACTCTAAGCATATGGCTCATGCAAAGTTCATTGGGGACTTGTATAGCAAGGATCGTTCCACTAAAGTAGGAGCAGTCGTAGTAGGAGAAGAAGGGGAAATTCTCTCCTTGGGATATAACGGATTCTGTAGAGGATTTGACGATACTGCAGATGAAAATCATGAGCGTCCTCTTAAATATTTACTGGTATCACATGCTGAAGTTAATGCTATATACAATGCCGCTAGGACTGGAGCAAAACTGCTTAATAGTTCTATTTTCGTATCTTCTCTACCTACATGTATAGATTGCACTAAGGCAATTATTCAGGCTGGTATTAAGACGGTATACATACAGAAAGAAGCTCTAGAGTCAGGTCGATGGCAAGACAACTGGGAACTTAGTAAAAAAATGTACTCAGATTGTGGAGTAATATTGGAAGTTTTATAGTGGGAAAACACATAGATTTATCAGGCTCCGTTTTTGGAAGATTAACAGTTCTTAAGCGAGAAGGTACCAGAGTAACTCCTAATGGTACAGTTAGGCCTCTTTGGAAGTGTGCTTGTGTTTGTGGCAATACAGTATTCATTCAAACAACTTCTTTAAAAAGTGGCAACACAACTTCTTGTGGATGTTTCCAAAGGGAAAATACGAACCGTCTAATTGTAAGTGGTCTTCTTCTAAAGTACAGGCTAGGAATACCTCTAGAACAAGGTTGATAACTTGGAGCGGAAAAACACAATGTATGAACGATTGGGCTGTAGAACTTGGAATAACAGGGAAGGCCCTTGCTTATAGATTGAAGCACTGGGGATTAGATAAAGCTATGACTTTCAAACCTTAAAGGTAGATATGGATAAACCGATCCACTATGAAATTCATGTAACAGTAAGAACAACAGAAGTACAACGGTTTATTGATATGTGTGATGAGATCGGCGTGAAGCCTATCGTCTTAGATTTACAGAAGAAAGATGGTTCCGGTTCCATCCAAGATGTAATGACTTCTTCGAAACTAACCGGCGATGATGCAGACGCGTGGAACAAAATGAAAGACGTTGTCTGGTATCTTTCAGCAAAAGGATTTGAAGTTGTTAGACAAAAGATCGAAACCGTTCCTTGGCATCCGAAGGCGGTTGTATATGATCCGGATACGGATAAAGATGGCTACTTTGAAGCACACATTCCAATCATTGTAGCTTCTGAAGACGAGAAGACTTTTCTCTCTGGTGTCTGTCAGAGTCAAGGTCTGCATCTGAGCAGAAATCCGTTTAAGACTTTTGATAATGGTACGTACGTTCAGTTCATCACGTTGCGCAGAAAAATTCAGGCTGATAAATTCAAGCAACTGGTATCAACGGTTGTGCTAGGATTTCTACGGAATGGCATTTCAATAAGCGGTTCACCTGAAGTAGAGTACGCTCTCTACGATTCAAATGTTAACCATGACGCTGCTTGGATCAGTTCATAATCAGTGTCAGAAATTGGTATAAGTATATTGTGGAAGTAAATAACACTCAAAAAGTTTCGTCTATTCTTTACCCTGAACAAGAGCAAAAGACCAATGAGCAACCAAGAAAGCGCGGTAGACCAAGGAAAGTCGTTTCCCCTGAACCCGTTGTCGAAGCAGAATCAAAGCCAGTCCCATACGTCTGGCCGTTTCCGAGGTTTGCGTTCTCTCCGGAAATCACCAGCAAAACTACATCTTTTGACACGTCACGTATCAGTAGTTCTGGATCACACGGAAAGGTCGGAAAAGCCGATAGTGACAAGCTGGCTTCTGCCAACGAGTCTAGAGGAAGTGGAGTCGGATTTCCCGTTCTTGGTGATGAGCCAAAACGGCGCCGAGGACGACCACCAAAAAACGCAAGAGTATTGGATAAATCGGGGAGCGTATCGGTAACAGCCAGTCTGTCTGAAGCTATCAAAGTTCAGACGGATACCGAAAACACTGCGGAAACTTTAGCCATTCAAAGCCCACCTGGAGATCAGCCTGTCAAAAAGAGAAGAGGCAGGCCACCTAAAGTAAAGACTCTGGACTGACGGAAAGAGATTTTAGTTTTAACTAGTAGGTAGAGAAAATGCCCTGGAATTGGGACCACTGGCCTGTGCCCCCGACGAAGTGATTACCTTACGGGTACAAGCTTCTCTTTGAGCATGTCCATTGCTTCACGCTTGTATGACCTAAGCTGGTCCTTGGAAATGTTCAAAGTCTTTGCCATCTCTGCATGAGTCTTGTCATCTCCGTCTTTTAAACCATAAGACATGATGATGATATCTTTGTGTGGGCTGGGCAGATCGTCTATCATTTGATGGATGCGCTCTTTATCAATTCTCTGCTCTACCTCGGTCGCAATAGGATCGATTTCGAACTCGGGACTATCCGTGTTCATATCCTCAATATAGTATGTGAGGAACTTAGTTTCAGATAACTCCCTGAGGTCTTTTTCCGAGACCTTGGGGAACTTTTCTTTTAGCGTTTCGAAAGAGCAATTATCAGGGTTTGCCTCTATATACTTTTGAATTTGTTGTCCGATCTGCTGCTTCCAAATCGGCAGGGCTACAATTCGCATTTTGGACATGGTATATAGAATTCTTTGTTGAATCCACCACCCCCCATAAGAAAGAAATCTCACTTCTGGTGTAGGTTTGTATTTTTCAAATCCTACTAGTAATCCTTCATTGGCAGCTCCAATAAGTTCTTCAAATAGATATAGATCTCCTCCACTAAAGTACTTGGCTTGTTTAAACGAAAACCTCAGATTTGAATTGATGATTTTTTGTTTGATAGCGGCTTTCTTAGCTGGAGTAGCTGCCGGGTCTTGGTATTCCAGGAAGAGGTCATATTCCTCTTCTCGATTAAGCATAGGGTGCTTGCAAATTTCTTCGTAGTATTTCGAGAGGTCTGTCATGTATAATTCCGTTCGAGACCGCTTAAGTCTCCTTTAGGTAGAGAGTATCACGAAGTATCAATATTAATCAAGTAGTAAGAATGGAAGTAATTAGTAATATAGAAGCTATAGCAAGGGGTCTGAAAAAGTACTTTACTGGAAAGCCTTGTATAAAAGGACATATCGCTCAAAGATATGTTATAAATGGTACATGCGTCATATGCAACCTAGAAAAAGGCCAGTCCATACGAAAAGCAGATCCTCAAAAGTATAAAGACTACGACAAGGCGTATGCTCAGAGGAATATGCAAAAGAAAGTATATCAGATACGAGCTAGAAGAAAAGCTGATCCAGAAAAATATAAGGCTGGATATAAAGCATATAGTATTAAGGCTAGACCTCAAATACTTGCAAGGGTTAATCAACGTAAAGCTGACAAACTCAAAGCAACGCCCTTCTGGTCAGATCTGGAACAGATAAAAGGTATCTACGAAGAAGCTGCAATGTTTGATATCCTCTTCCGGCGTAAACATCACGTCGATCATATCGTTCCTTTGAAGCATAAGTTAGTTTGTGGTTTACATGTTCCGGCTAACCTGCGTATAATTACAGCAGAAGAAAACTTAGCCAAGAACAACAAGTTTGAGATAGAATGAAACATTTAATAACAATCACAGGTCCTTCTGGATCTGGCAAAAGCGAATTGCTTAACAAGCTCCTGGCATCAGGTAAGTTTGCAAAGCTACTAAGCGTAACAACACGTCAACCACGTGAAGGAGAAAAGGATGGAGTGGACTATCGATTCACTACCGATTCTATCTTCAATCGACTTCTTGAAGAAGACCAGTTCGTCCAGACTGTCAAATTTAGAGATAAGCAATATGGAACTCTCAAGACTGACGCAGAAGAAGCAGTTAGCTCAGGAGTTGTGCCCGTATGCATCGTTGAGCCATCAGGGATATTTCAGTTTCAAAAATTCTCTGCAGCGAATGGTTATACATTACTCACGATTTTCGTCCAAGCCAGCTTTGACGTTTTGGTACATCGCTACCTCTCTAGGCTTGCTCCCTCAGATTTCGAAAGCGCTGAACGAATCGAATATCATTCCAAGCGTATAGCCGGTATTCATGATGAACACTCGACTTGGGGTGATGCTGTACGATATAATTGTACATTCATAAATTCAGGCAACGATCTTAACTACATTGAAGAAATGGCTAAGATGATCGAACTATACGTGGAGAACAAGAGTGAGCGTTAAGGTAGAAATGGAAGTAAACGAAGAGAAGAAAATGGTCGCTCTTTCGTTTGAATGCAATTCAGAAAAAGACCATGAAATTCTGGATGCTATCCGTACAGCTATGTTCGGAGACTTCGAAAAACGTGGTGGTTATGTAAGTTCTAACCAACTAGTAGTCCAGGTTAAGACCGAGTAAACAAATTGAGAATTTTTGGTATAACAGTATTGAGACAACGATATGCTTGAAAAACAAGGTAAAGTCGTCTTGACCGATGAGGATCTAAACCTGTATAATAAGGGTCAAGTATCCGAACGGATTAAAGAAACGTGGGGTCTCTCTTTTAGCGACCTCGAAGAAGTAGTGGCCTCACATAGTTACACAATTATTAAAACCAAGGAAGTATAAGTTAATGAATCTCGATTCACTTAAAGTATTGGCAGCTGCACTACC